AAGGATCTGCTCCAATTTTTCCGACATTTTGAACTGTGCCATCATCACTTTGCGAATAAACAGGAAACATTTCTTTGCCATGCATAACTGATGCAAGAAATCCTACGGGATCTGCTTGTCCCATAATCCAGTTGATTGTTGCAGGATGATTCCACTTTTGATATCTTTTTTGTCTGGGCTGTGCAGCTTTTTGATTTTTAAGAGGTTCGACAGATTTAAACCTGCCATCCCACTTCTCAGGCTTGACTCTATTGCCATTATTAATTGGTCTTTGCACCTGAATTTTTTTGTTTTTGTCTGACACGATGCTTTATCTCTCCTAAACCTTGTTTGCAGTGGTCAACTGAAAATTAACTGTAACGCATTTCTGGGCAAAAAGAAACCCCAAATTTTTAGGCTTGGGGTCAGGGAGAAAAAGGGAGGAAATTATTATTGTATTATGGATTTGAACATGAATTCAAAAGACATGCAAGAATTTGTATCAGTCCAAAGTTCTTGATTCCATGTCTCACAACCTAGTATTAAATTAATTATCATGAAAGTAAACAAAAAACTTATAAAAGTTGCTAAAAAAATTTTTGACAATATATCAATCATTTTTCTTTATCAATCAATGTATTTAATTTTGAATACCATCTTTGCCAATCACATATGTCAGTGTACATATTATCTTTTAATTCATTAAGATATTGCAATTTAGTTTTATTCTCAAGAATAAATTTTAATCTTTCAGGCTCGCTTTCTTGAAAACCTTTTATCAATTTTTTATAAATATCTATATTACGCATTTGTAAACCTTTCTAAATCTTTTAGAGCCAAAGTGTATTGACCTCTTTTATATGTATTTCCTGTTATTCTTGTAGCTGCATTAAGAATGTCTTTACCAGACATTTTAGAGTTTTTCAATCCGACAGACAACAATTTAAGATGTCCTTTAAGAAAAACTGCTTGAACTTTTTTATCTAATGGGTTAATCATTTTTCTCCTTTCTAAATTTGGCTGGGGGATTTCTCCCCCAATCTTATACTCTACTAAAAGCTTTTTCTTTAAATAATTTATAGCCTTCTAATGTTTGAGGAAAGCCGTCTCTTTTTAACCATTGTCTAATGTGTAACAATAAATATCCTTTTGACTTTAAAATATCTAATGGCATCTCACCATTAATAATACGTTCAAAATATTCTTCAACTGTAAAATTATCGATTAAAAATTTTCTAAAACTAGGAGCAGATGTTTTCGCACCATATTTCAATCTGGCTACAAACTTTTCACCATAAAATATATAATTACAGTTATCTCCCTTTTTTATTTGTAAATTATCTTTTGTAAATTTTGTCATTTGTTTCCTTTCTCAAATCGTTATACTATTAATATAAGCATTTTTTCAGAAATGTAAACCCCAAAAAGTAATTTTTTTAAAAAAAGATCTGTTTAAAAACAATGACTTAACCCAGTCGTCGGTTTCGGTTACCGATTTATTTTACATTAGGTAACATTTATAACACACTGTAAACAGTAAACAAAGATGCTTTGCGTTACCGAGTTACCGACAAAAGTAAGATTTTTTTCACAAATTTTTTCATAAAATATCTCCTTATATAATGCAGCATTTTTTCTAGAACGTACCCAAAAACAAACATCGATCGGTAACGTCGGTAACTGGGGATCGCAAAAAAATATTTTACTTTTTTATTTTTGTAAATTAACATAAAATTAATTAGAAAGGAACAAAAATGGATGAGTTTGCTTTAAAACCTATACCTAAAGCCAAGTATAATAGAGGTGGCAAAAATTTTATGAAAAATATGCATAAGGCTTTACAGAAAAAAGTTAAAGTTAAAAAGTTAAATGTTAAACAAAAGTTAGAAAAGTTTTTAAAAAGAGAAGAGAAAAGAAAAGAATTAATTGAAAAGAGAACAAAAAAATATGAAGAAGTTTTTGGTAAAAAATAACTTTACTTTTTATTTTTTGCAAATTAGAATTAATTCCCAAGCTGAGAAAGGATGGTAAATGGCAAAAGTATATTTAGTAAATAGACCCAAAGTAAATAAGTTTGGTTGGACACCAGATTTATCTGATGCTTCCAGATATGGTTCTATCGAGGTTGTTTTCGAAGCAAATGAAAAGCCACAATTTTTACCTAATCCTTCTATACAAAAAGCCAGAAGGATATTAAAAGATTTTGGTCCAGAGGATTATCTTCTTTGGCCAGGAGGTGGAGATCCAATTGCAGTTATGATAGTATGTATGATTGCAGCTGAAAATTCTCCAATAGTTCGCATTTTAAGATGGGAGCGAAATATAGAAGAAGGTGACAGAGATCGACGTAAAGGTTGGTATATGCCTGTTGCCTTAGAAATGAGAAAGGAAAATAATGACAATAAATCCACTCGATGATGTAGCACCTGCATCAAACTCTTTAGGTGCAATTACTGATATGGGTCAAAGGATGTATGATCTCCAGGAAGAGATTAAACAGCTCGAAGATCTGTTGAAGAAAAAGAAGTTGGATTTCACAAGATTAGCTGAACAGGACTTGCCTGACTTAATGCAAGAGCTAAACTGTAGAGATTTTACTTTAGATAATGGAACTAAATGTAAGATCAAAGAAATCCTTTCAGGTTCAATTCCTTCAAATACAGCCATAGCAAAAGCAAAAGGCGATGATAAATTTGAACTTGAATTAAGGCAACAACAATGTTTAGATTGGTTGCGAGATAATAATCTTGGCGACATAATTAAAAGCAATGTTAATGTGCAGTTTGGCAAAGAAGAGGATCAAAAGTGTAATGATTTTGTAGATGAATTACGCAAAAAAGATCTTTTTTATAGTCGAGCAGTTGGAGTTCATCATGGTCAATTAAATGGTGTCCTTAACGAAAGAGTTAAAGACGGAAAAGAAATTCCATATGATCTCTTTAAAGTCTACACTGGAAGAAAAGCTATTTTTGTGAAAGGAGAATAAAATGGCGACAACTCAAACTCAAGGGGACATAGTCCCATTCGATGCATCTATGTTAGTAGAAGATTCAGATGCAGCACTTAAAAATATGACGCAGGATGATTTACTTATCCCACGTCTTAAAATTCTACAAACTCAATCACCTGAAGTCAATAAAGCAGATGGCTCTTATATTAAAGGAGCTGAAGCTGGACACATTTTAGATAATGTTGCTGGTAAAGTTTTTGATGGTTCTAAAGGTATTACAGTTGTTCCTGTAAGTTATAAAAAAACTTTTATCGAATGGTCTGATAAAAGAAAGTTGATAGCTGACCATGGACTTGAACCTACAAACAGAGATGACTTTATTCAAAATGATAAAGGTGCATTAATAAACAATAGTAATGGTCATAGCTTATCTTTAACTGCTGAATATTATGTTCAAGTTGTGAGCGAAGATGGTATGTTTAGTCCAGCTATTGTTTCTATGAGTTCTTCAGGTTTAAAGAAATCCAGGAAATGGAATTCTATGATTAACAGATTGCAAATTCCACACCCAACTGGAAAAGGTACAATTAATCCTGCTATGTTTTGGACAGCTTACACTTTAAAAACTGTCCCTGAGCAAAATGATTTTGGGTCTTGGTTTAATTGGGAAGTTGAAATTAAATATGATGCCAAAAGTGGTGGTATATTAAAGCAACTTTCTAATGGTCAGGCTTTGTATTTAGAAGCTAGATCTTTCAGTAAGAAAGTTAAATCTGGAGAGATAGACGTAAAACCTGACAGCCCAGATGAAGATACGATGTAGTTTACTCCATGGCTACAACGTAGAGGAGAGCCATCAGTTTCTGGCCTGTTTCTGGTGGCTCACTTTAGAAAGGATTTAATATGGCAGTCAATAAATTCATGGAGCTTTTTCAAGGTTATGAACTTGCACATGGTCAATACAGAGTAAATAAAAAAGAAGCTGACGGAAAAATGTCAGGGCGAGCAGTAACAGTTAGTGAACCTGTTACAGAGAAAAATTTTAAAGAACATTTAAATGGTGGTGAATACATACTAGGAATCATTCCTTTACTTATGGACAACAGTTGTTATTTTGGAGTTATAGATGTTGATATTAGAGGTGAAGCGAAATTAAATGAAACATTGGAAAGTCTTGAAAAGAAAATTAGAGAACTGCCATTGGTTCTTTGTCGCTCTAAAAGTGGTGGTGCTCATTTGTACATGTTTTGCAATCCTAGCATTCCTGCAATTGATATGGTATCTAAGCTGAATGAATTTGCTGCACAACTAGGTTATGGTGGTTCAGAAATATTTCCTAAACAAATATCTAGAGCAAACGACAGAGATCGTGGAAACTGGATTAATATATGTTATCACAATGGTGATAAAACAGAAAGATATGCAATACATAAAGGCAAAAAATTAAATGTAGAAGATTTTATAAAATTAGCAGAAAAGAAAAGAACAACTTATGAAAAATTAGAAAAACTAGAATTTAATTTAGTTGATAATTTTAGTGATGGTCCACCTTGCCTTCAGCATATTATGACAATGGGTTTCCCAGAAGGAAGCAGAAATAGTTCTCTTTTTAATGTCGGTGTTTATTATAGAAAAAAGAACCCAGACGATTGGCAAGAAGATCTTATGAAATTCAATTATGAAAATCTTGATGAACCTTTGCCATCTTCTGAAGTAAATGGACTTATAAAATCTGTAAGTAGAAAAGATTATGCTTATACTTGTAAACAAGCACCAATATGTAATTATTGTGAGAAATCTAAATGTATGAAAAGAAGTTATGGAGTTGGAGGTTTTGGTGGTGGTTTAGCTTTAGAAGTTGATGCCATTACAAAGTACGAAACTGAAAATAGACAATCAGTTCGCTGGTACATAGAAATGCAAGGTGAAAGAATAGAGGTAACAACACCTCAATTACTTGACCAGAGACAATTACAAAAAATATGTGTAGAAAAACTTAACAAATGCCCTAGCACCATGCCAGCTCAAAGATGGGAGAAAAGAATTAATGAGCTTTTGCAAAGTGTTGAAGTTGTAATAGATCCAGATGATGCTTCTCCTCAGGGACAATTTGAAAAAGTTTTAGACAGCTTTTTAACTGGAAAAGTACAAGCTAGACAAAGAGATGAAATAATGAATAGTAAACCATGGCATGATTCTGAGGAAGGCAGAGTTTATTTTAGATCAGAAGATTTATTTATATATTTAGATGCTAGAAGATTTAAATATCCAAGTCAACATCAAGTTTGGTCTTGGCTTAGATCTTTAGGTGGTGATAGAAAAACCTTTAGAATTAAAAGCAAACCAGTTAAAGTATGGTCAGTGCCTGAGCCTGAATTTTTTGATGAAGAGGATGCACTTGATATACCTAGTGAAGTTACGGAGGACTTTTAATGAAATGTTATGTATGTAAAGAGAAATTAATTTGGGGTGGTGATCATGTTGAAGAAGAAAATGAGGAATACGATATTGTAACAAATTTATCTTGTAATAATTGTAATGCTTTTGTGTTAGTTTACCAAAAAGCAAAAGAATTTAAAGGTGAGTACAAATGATAATATGCCCTAAATGTTTTAAAGAAATAATCGAAGGTGAAGATCATTATTGCTATGAATCTTATTATGATTACATAAAAAGAAGATTTAAAGAAGATTTAGAAAGGAATGATTTTGAGACATGTGCAAATAATTTTGGGTCCTCCAGGAACAGGGAAGACGACAACTTTACTTAATATTGTTGAAGCTAGTCTTAAAAGAGGTGTGCAACCAGAAAAAATTGCTTACCTTGCTTTTACAAGAAAAGCTGCAAATGAAGCTCAGGAAAGAGCTATGGTTCAATTTGGTTTTGATGCTGATCGTTTTCCTTTTTTTAGAACTTTACATTCTCTTGCATTTAAAAGACTAGGTTTGCAAAGAGATGAAGTTATGACCAATATGCATTACAGAAATATTGGCAAAGCTTTAGGAATAGAATTTAGAGGTATTTATGATGAAGATTTGGGAATACATATTGGAGATGGTCTGGGTGATAAATGTTCAAGACTAGAGTCTTTGGCGAGAGTTGGTCTTCGTTCAATAGATAAACAATATTATTTAAGTAATCAAATGGACTTGACTTTACATGCAGCAAAACAATATGCTGAAAGTCTTAGAATTTACAAAAAACAAAATGGTCTTTTAGATTTTACAGACATGCTGGAAAAATACACTTCTCCTTTGCCAGTAGAAATATGCATAATTGATGAAGCACAAGATTTAAGTTCTTTGCAATATCGAATGGCAATAAAGGCATCAGCTGAAGCTTCTGAAGTTTATATAGCAGGTGACGATGATCAAGCTATTTTTGGCTGGGCAGGAGCTGATGTGAATAAATTTTTAAATTTAAAAGGTGACAAAAAAATACTTCCACAATCTTTCAGAATACCTATGAAAGTTCATCAACTAGCAAGTGATGTTGTTAAAAGAATAAAAAATAGATATATAAAACCTTGGAGTCCTAGAACTGAAAAAGGAAATGTAGAATATATTGCTGATGAGCAGCAAGTTAATTTTAAAGGAGATGAAAGCTGGCTTTGCATGTCTAGAAGTAAATATTTATTGAACAGATTAAAAAGATCTGTAAGGCAACAAGGATATGCATATAATTATAATGGTAAAAGCTCTTTAGAAAGTGATGAAACTAAAGCAATAACATCTTGGGAAAAAATTAGAAAAGATCAGCCAATATCAATGCCTGATGCAAAAAACTTAATAAATTTCTTTACTTTTAAAGTGAAGTTGGATAAACGAGAAAGTTACAATATAGAACATCTTTCTCTCCCCAGAGAAGCTATTCATAGAGACTGGATGCAGATTTTAAAAAAAATAGCACCAGACGAAAGAGAATATTTAAGGTCTTGCATGAGGAACGGAGAAAAATTTAATTCTAAACCTAGAATTAACATCTCTACAATTCATCAAAGTAAAGGTGGTGAAGCTGATAATGTTGTATTATTAACAGATATGGGAAGACTAAGTTGGGAGAGTTTAGGAAAGGATGAAGAAAATAGAGTTTGGTATGTTGCATTGACTCGTGCAAAGCAAAATTTGTACCTTGTTAGACCAAGAGGATTAAAGTTTTTTTCTATATAATTTATAAGTTATTGTTTTCAAAGGAGAAGAAAATATGATTATTTTTAATTTTGGGGTTTACATTTGTGAAAAAATGATTATAATCTTATTTATAACTGAGAAAGGAAATTTAATATGAATAAAGTTTTTACAATTGATTTGAAAAGTCTTAATGTTAATGCTTATGTTAGCAGATTTGCTGCTAGACAAACAGGCAATGGCATGGCAGTATTTGAAAATGCTGATGAGCTTTTAGAAAATCCTAATATGACAACTAATAAAGTTTTAGATGCTTTCAACAAAGTATCTAAAAAGAAAGTTAAAAGATTTGCTGATAGAAAAACTGGTGTTAAAAGATTATTTACTCTTATTAATCTTTTAACACCACTTACAAAAACTATTTGGGATTCAAGAGGTATGACAACTGATGAAATGGAACTATACAAAGAAAAAGTTCCTACATCTGGACAAAAAGTTTCTAAACCACGTGGTCAGTTTGCTGGCAAGATGATTAGAATTCTTGTTGACAAAAATCCTCGTAAAGAGAATAATAAAGAAGTTTGTGGTTATGCTTCTTTCAATTTACTTTTAAAGCATGGTGCTGATATGCCTTATGAACTTTATATTAAATCTGGTGGTCGTTTAGAAGATCTTAAGTGGGATATCAAAAAAGGATGGGCAGAGGTTTACGATGTCTAAAATTGTTAAAAGACAATTTGATGGGTATGTCATTGAAAGTGGCATACCCGTGATGCTTGATCCTGCAAAATCTAAAGACAGATGGTTTAGACTTGTTAATGCTATGGAAGTAGGTGATAGTACAGTTTTAAAAACTTCAGGAGATGTATGCTCCTTTAGATCTACTTGTAAAAAGCTGGGTTTCGAATGTAAATCTAGAGCAATAAGAGATGTAGATGGTAAAGCGACACCTGATGTAAGAGTTTGGAAACTAGATAAATATTGGAAATCTAAAAATGAAAATAACAATAATCAGTAGCAATACCAATGTTGGTAAAAAGAATTTGTCTAGGATTGCTTGGGAACTTTCTAGAACTCCTGATGACACTACACCTTTAGACACTATTTTATCGATAGATGCTCCTGTTAATGAAATACCATCAGTTGTTTTATCTATTGAATGTACAATATTAGAAAGAGAAATATTTGCATCTTTTAGAGATCATGTAATGTGGGCAAGAACATCTAGAGTTGATGCTCCTGAGAATTTTGAAATACCGAAGTATTTTAATAATATTCCTGATCATGTAGATGCTAAAAATTTTCTTAAAGATAAAATTAAAAAGGACATAAGTAATAATATTATACAAGATGAGTACAGAATGCATATGCCTGTTTGTTCTTTAACATCTTTTACAACCAGATTGTCCTGGAGAGGTTTAATAAAAATATATAAACTTTACGAATACTTATCACAAATAGATGAATATTTTATTATTGGTAAAAATGAACTTAATAATAAATTTCAGCTAGAAAAATATGCTAAGAATTATAGCTTTGTTAATCCTATTCCTGAAGTTAGAACAAACGAGATGCAAACTGGAAGAATTGGACCAATCATAAATGTATTTTTAAATATGACAATTGCATTAAGAGCACAAGTTGTAAGGCATAGAAACTTTACAATTAAAGATAATCTAATGTCCATAATAAAAAAGAGAAATTGGTTTACAACTTTAGGTCATAAAATAAATATTAACATTGCAGCAGAAACAGAATTTTGGAAAACTGTTATTAACAAAAGACAATGTTGGATTGCACAATATGGCATCTGGAAAGAGATTATTGTTGCTGCACAAAAATACATTGATATTAGTGAAAAAGATTTACCATGTAATAAAGGCTTTTGTCCTTATACAAGAGATGCTGAATTAAGACACACCGACAATGATCCTGGAGCACCTTGCCCAATTCATAGCAATTTAGCATCAATGCCTATAGACAAAAAATATATGCCTATGGTAAATATAGAAGCAAGCTATAGACCTAATTTTTGGAAAAAACATATAAACAATGTGGAGGTAATACAATGAGAATATATTTAGCTGGACCATTTTTTAATGATAAGCAAAATGAAACTATATCTAGGATAGAGGATGAATTTGATAAACATAATTTAAATTATTTCTCACCTAGAAAAAGTGGAGGTGTAATTGCTCATCTTTCCCCAGAGGATAGGCTCAAAGAGTCTAAAAGGATATACGATAAAAATGTAGAAGAAATGATTAATGCTAATATTTTATTTGCAGTTGTAGATGGTAGAGATACTGGGACTGTTTATGAAATGGGATATTTTAAAGCATTAGCTGATCATTTTAAATATAAAAACGAAAAGAGTGCAGCTGAACACAAAAGATATTCTATTACTTATACAAATGAAAATTTTGGTCTTAATATTATGCTTAAAGAAAGTGTTGATGCTCATGTTGTAGGAGTAGGTGATCTTATTAAGTTTGCTGGATTAATCTCATCTTATTGGGAAAAAACTGGTGATTTACCACCTGCTGTTAAAGATGGAATAGATTGGCAGGATCATATGGGTCGCAGGCAAAAAATTCTAGAGCAATTTCAAAATTTTAATCCTGATGTCGAATAATAAATTAACACCATTTCAAGAATATTTTCTTAATTATTTAAGAAAAAGATTAGACTATTTACAAAAAGACTTATATGATAGTCCTAATCATAACGATATTCAAAATGATTACAATAGGGCTAGAAAAGAATTGGTAAATTATGTTGACAGTTTGAGAAAGGAAGGAAAGGAAATATAATGGATGTTATAAAAGTTTTTAATATGTCTCAAAGACTTTGTTCTGTTAGGAGATACTCGCAACTTCATTTGGTAAAAGATGAATCAGTTATGGAACACACAGGTTTCGTTTGTTTCTTTGGTTTTTTATTAAGTGAATATTTAAATAGTTTGATAGAAGATGGTGAAAAAATAGATGTTTGTAAAGTTTTGCAAAAGTCTGTTGTACACGATATAGATGAAATAATTACAGGAGATATTCCGAGACCAACTAAATACTATAATAAAGAGTCAAAAGAAGTATTCGATAAGATATCAACTGCTGGTATTAATAATGTAATAAACGAACTAGGAATGGATCCGAATATAATTCTAAAAAATTGGACTGATGCTAAAAAAGACAAAGAAGGTATTATTGTAAAAATATCAGATCTTGCATCTGTTGTTTATAAACTTTGGGATGAAACAATTTTACTTGGAAATAAAAAACTTTTACAACAAGCCAAAGAAGTTATAGAGTACATAGATAGTACTATGGTAAAAGTTGCACTAGATGAAGAAATTGTGCATAATATTTGGAGAAATAAATTAAGAATATTAATGATACAATTAAGAGAAGTGTGTGAAGAGATAACAGAATTGGATCAACCAATCATTGGAACTTTAAAACCTTTTAATTAGGAGCAGAATATGTTTAGAAAAAAATATGACCAAGATTTTGTTGACGTTGTACACCATTTAAATAAAAAATATAAAGGTGACAGAGATCAAATAGCAGAAGAAATGGGTGTTAAAAGAAGAACTGTTAGATATATAATTAATAAAAGAAAACCATCAAAAATATCTGGTGCGAAGCTTGCGTCAAAAGTTGATAAATTTTTACAACCAGATGCTGTTGTAGAAAGCTTTCATGAACAAGACATTAAATTAACTATCTGGCAAAGAATAAAGAAAATTTTAGGAATATTTTACAAAAAGAAATAAATTTTAAATGAGAAAGGAACAAAATGAAATACACTGTAGCATTACTTTTGCTATTCGCACTTTTTATGTTAATAGGTTGCTCAAGCAAAGAAAAAGTAGAAATAGTTCATCATAAAGAAATTTATCAGATGGACAGAGAAGAAGTTATTAATGCAATAAATGATTGTAGAAATAATGGTTTAAGATCTATTATAAATAAAACAATGATTAAAACCAATTCTGGAAGAGTGCCTATTGTTATTAATGTAACTTGTGCTCCAAGAGGAGATTAACATGCTTAGAATAAGAGGAAATGACATAGAATTGCATGATAAAAAAATAGCTAGATTATTCGATATAACAGCTATAGATATGCAAGAACTTAGAGAGCTTATTGATAAAGCGAATAACTATGATGAAGATATAAATAAACTAAAGGAGCATAAGCATGAAAAGATCCCCAGTTGATTGCATGGAAGAAGCTTTTAAAACTTTTAAAGCTAGAAACAAAGATTATGGAGACAACTATTTAAATCATGGTAGAGTAATGATGGCTTTATTCCCCAAAGGAGTTGATCTTAAAACAGTAGAAGATTATAACAGATTTGGTATTATTAACATGTTAGTTGCTAAATTAACAAGATATTGTCAAGGCTGGCCAAAAGCTCATCAAGATTCAATTCATGATTTAGGTGTTTATGCTTTTATGTTGGAGTCTTTAGACGATGATCGTATTTGATTTAGAAACAACAGGATTGCCTAAAGCTGAAGGTTCAGACTTAGATTTACAACCTAGAATAATTGAGTTCGGTGCAATAAGATTTACCGATGGCAATTTTGAAGAATATGATAGGTTAGAATTTATGTGTAATCCTGGACACGATCTAGATCCTAAAATTAGTAAAATAACTGGAATAAAAGATGAAGACTTAAAAGAGAAAAAACCTTTTATTTATCATTATAAAGATTTATGTAAATTTTTTCTTGGTGAAACATCGATGGCTGCACACAATTTGCCTTTTGATAGGAAGATTTTAAGATTCGAATTAGAGAGAATAGACAAACTTACAAAATTTCCTTGGCCAATGAACCATATTTGCTCAGTTGAAGTTGGTCAAAGTGTTTGGGGTAAAATGCGTAAATTAAGTGAAATATATAAAGAGATAACTGGGAAAGAACATAAAGGTGCTCACAGATCTTTAGTTGATGTAGAAGCAACAGTGGAGATATTAAAGTGGTATAAAAAAGAAGGACACATATGATGCTGCATTTAAGAACAAGAACAGAGTATTCTTTTAGAAAAGCTTTTGGTTCTATTCCAAATGTAGTAAATTGTGCAAGCGAAGCAATAGGAATAGCAGATGCAGGAACTTGGGGTCATGTTAATTTTAACAAAGAATGTATTAAACAAAAGAAAAAACCAATATTCGGAGTTGAAATAGGTGTAGTAGAAGATGCAACTGAAAGAGCAAGACAGCCAATAAATTACATGGCTTTCTTAGCAAAAAATAATTCAGGTCTAACAGAGATCTATCAGCTCGTAACTAAAAGCACATCTAAAGAAAATTTTTATTATATACCGAGAATAAGCTACTATGATCTTTTTGAAATATCTGAAAATGTAATTATTTTAACAGGAACTAATCCTAATCTTGGATTAATACCTTTAACTAGAAAGAAGCATATTTATTTTGAGATAAACCCAATGACAAGTAAAAAGAGTTTTCTTTGGGCAAAAGAAAAGCGTTTTCAATTTGTAGCAACTTCAGACAATTACTATCCAAAAGTTACAGACAGAAAAGCTTATGAAGTTTTAGTTGGTATGAATAGAACAGAAAGAACTCAGCCAATGCATTTATTAAATGAATATGAATTGGTTGATTGTATTCCTTGGATACCAGATGAAGCAATACAAATGACTTACCAAATTGCTGATGAATGTAATGCTGAATTACCACAAGCTCAAATGATTTCTTTTGATCCTGTAAAAACTTTAGAACAAATGTGTATAGATGGTGCACCAGAGAGAAAAATAGATTTAAAAGATAAAGTTTATGGTGATCGTTTAAGAAGAGAAATAGATATGATCGCTAGTAAAAATTTCGAAGATTATTTTTACGTCATAGCTGATATGATTAATTATGCTAAACAACATATGTTAGTTGGTCCAGCAAGAGGATCTAGTGCTGGCTCTCTAGTTTGTTATTTAACAGGAATAACTGACATAGATCCTATAAAATTTGATTTATTATTCGAAAGATTTATAGATGTTACTCGTGCTGATCTTCCAGATATAGATATAGATTTTCAAGACGACAAAAGAGAAATGGTTTTCGAATATTTAAGACAAAAATATGGTGCAGAAAAAGTAGCACATTTAGGAACAGTGAGTAGATATAAAGCTAAAAGCACAATAACTGAAGTTTCTAAAGAACTAGGAATACCTGCATGGGAAGTTAATGATCTAAAAGGTGCTATCATAGAAAGAAGTTCTGGTGATGCTCGTGCTGCAATGTGCATAATGGATACATTTAATGATTTAGAAATAGGTAAAAAAGTTTTAGAAAAATATCCACAAATAAGAATAGCAGAGCATATGGAAAATCACGCTAGGCATAATGGTGTTCATGCAGCTGGCATTATCGTTACTGAAGATCCAGTAAGTAAATATTGTTCCGTGAGTGCACAAACTGGTGCAGCACAAATAGATAAAAAAGATGCTGAAAGTTTAAATTTATTAAAAATAGATGCTTTAGGATTAAGAACACTTTCTGTATTAAATGATGTTTTAGAACAAGTAGGATGGGAAAGAGATAAACTTGTAAATTATCCATTAGAAGATCCAGAAGCTTTTGATGTTTTAAATAAAGAAAGATATGCAGGCATTTTTCAATTTGAAGGTTATGCATTGCAATCTTTAACACGCCAAATGAAAATAAGTAATTTTGAGGATATTGCTTCTATAACAGCTCTTGCTCGTCCTGGACCATTAACATCAGGTGGAACAACACAATTTATTAAAAAAAGGACAGGAGCTGAACCAGTTTATTATATTCATGATATGGTAAAAGAAGTGACAAAAGTTACATATGGCATAGTTGTTTATCAAGAACAAGTTATGACAATTGCTAGAGAAGTTGGTAAATTAACATGGGAAGAAGTAAACCAATTAAGAAGAGCAATGAGCAAATCTTTAGGAGAAGAATTTTTTGATCAGTATTGGCAAAGATTTAAAGTTGGTGCTTTAGAAAATAATTTAGAAGAAAAGAAAGCAAGAGAAATTTGGGATAACATTAACACAATGGGATCGATGGCATTTAACAGAAGTCATGCAATTGCTTATGCTATTGTTAGTTATTGGTGTTGTGTTTTAAAAAGTAAATTTCCTTTAGAATTTGCTGCAGCATGTCTTAGAAATGTTAAAGATGATGATCAAGGTGTAAAACTATTAAGAGAAGTTGTTAGAGAGGGATTAGGATATAAGCCTTATGATAAATATAGATCAGAATTAAATTGGTCTGTGCAAGATGGTGAGTTGATCGGAGGACTTATAGGTATCAAAGGTGTTGGTCCAAAAATGGCAGAAGACATCATAGAAAGAAGAAAACTTAAACAACCTTTAACACCTCGTCAAGACAAACTTTTAGATCAGGGAGAAACTCCATTCGATGATATTTTCGAATGCGAGAGAAGATTTGGTCATATTAAAAAAGATCCAGCTGCACATAAAATAAAAACACCTATTACTGACATACAAGACTTAGAAGCTGATAATCCTGGTGAATTTGTTGTATTCGGAAAAATGATGGAGAAAAACCTTAGAGATTTAAATGAAGCTGTAAACTTAGTTAAAAGAGGTGGCAGAAGAGCAGAGACACACAACTTGTGGCTTAATATGAAATTCGAAGATGATACTGGTCCAATCCTTGCTGGAATAGATCGATGGAAATATCCTAAGCTGGGAAAACCTATTGTAGAAGAAGGCAGAATAGGAGATTGGTATCTATTAAAAGGTCGAATAAATAAAGGTTTCAGAAAACTCCAAATAGATAAATGGCGTAAGCTCACATAAATCATTGTTTTTAAACAGATCTTTTTTTAATTATTTTTAATTTTGGGGTTTACATTTGCCCAGAAATGCTTATATTAGTTATATAAAGTTGAGAAAGGAAAAAAATGGGAAAAATTGAACACATATCAGCAGACGAAGGTAAGTTAGAACTATGGCATTTAAAAAATAGCAGATGTTTTGGTAAAATAGCAGTTATATCTTCAGATCCAAAAATAATAGCAAAAGCTTTAAAAAGATATGGCTATGAAGAAAGATTATCTTTCTCTTCAAGTTTCGATTTTGGTGAAGAGTCTGGTTTTAAAACTGATGATGAACCAAGCAATATATTAGATAAGGCTTTTGAAATTGTTATAGGTAAGGGAGAATAATTATGGAAAAGCATAACCCAAAAACAAGACAAATAATATACTGCGACACAGGAATACCTAGAGTTACATGGTGTGGACCTTTCGCAGTTGCTACAGTTGCTGGCATAGAATATGAGCCAGCTTACCAAACTCTAAGAAAAATTAGAGGAAAAAGACACTGCAAAGGTGTTAGCAATTCTAATATACATACAGCTTGTAAAAAGTTGGGAGTAAAAGGCAAGTGGACAAAACTTGATAAGAAAAGAAAACTTAGCAAATTTGTTACTGAAAATTTAGAGCAAGGAAAAGTTTATATTATACAAATAACTAGACATGTTCTTGTTATGGACACTAGAGATTGGACAACAATCGACAACCAAGTTCCTGAGTGGAGAGCAATGGATGCATCTCATCATTGGAGCAAAAGATTAGTTCATAATTTTTATGAAGTAGAAAACCCACAATTCACAAGTAAATGTGATGAGCAATTAACATTTGATTTTGAGTTGGTAGCTTAAATGAATAAAATTATATTATATAGTTTATTAACTGTTATGCACTTTGACACTCCTCAGGAGTGTCAGATGTGGTCTGATAAAATATATGGTGAAGGATATAAATGTTTTAAAACATATAAGTATGAGGAGTTTTATTTAGAAAAACCACCATTAAAAAGACCAAGTAATTTTGATGAAATGATTACAAATTTAGAAAGGAATTAATTATGAAAAAGATAACACAAGAATTATTAGCAAGAGGATTCATAAATAAAAATACAGCAAGTAAAGAATCAATCTTTGAATATATGTTTAATAATGCTGTAGAATATGCAAATTGGAAAAGCTTTATAAATTGGCAAAAGTGGAAAGAAACTTCATTCGTAAAGAACGCAGATTTTATTATAGATGATTAAAAATGATTATTAGAAGAGCAGATTTCGGTAAATATTGCATTATTGAATCCAGACTTGAAGGGGACACTTTCGAAAAATTATCCTCTCTTCCAGGATTTAAAAGATGGATTGGTCGGGATCTGCTTTTTGACCCAACAGGTGCTAATATAGAAAGAATACATAAATTTTTTCCTAATGCTAAATGGAATGATGATGCATTACCTGCTCTTAATAAATACATAGAAAATTTAAAAGCTTTAGAAGAAACTCGTAAGTTTAAAGAAAAACCTTTGCCAACTAATGATGACTATGCATTTAAAACAAAACCTTTCGAACATCAAAGAAAAGCTTTCTACATGAGTAGAGATAAAAAAGAATTTGCTTTATTAATGGAGCAAGGAACTGGGAAAACAAAAGTCATTATAGATAATGCTGCATACTTATATGCAAATGGTGAAATAACATCTTTAATTGTTATTGCTCCTAATGGTGTGCATAGAAACTGGATAAAAGAAATAGAAGCACATTTACCAGATTGGTGTCCTTATAAATCTTTTTATTACACAGCTGGAATGAATCAAAAAAGAAAAGACAATTTTGAAGATACTCTTATTGCTTCTATGGATTTAAGAATATTTACATTCAATGTAGAAGCATTTGTAAGTCCTAATGCAGTAAAACTTATCAATAGAATATTAGTAAGTGGCAGAGTTATGCTTGTTGTAGATGAAAGTTCTAGGATTAAACGTCCAGGAGCAAAAAGAACTAAAATGATAACAAAGTTTGGTAAATCAGCAGAGTATAAAAGAATTCTTACAGGAACTCCAGTCACTAAAGGTGCTGAAGATGTTTATGCACAATTTAAATTTTTAAATCCTCAAATACTAGGTTATGACAGTTTTTATTCTTTTAGAGCCAGATATTGTATTATGGGTGGTTTTGAAAATAGACAAGTAATTTCTTACAATAACCTAGAAGAATTAACAAGAAATATAGAAGGTCACAGTTTTAGAGTTTTAAAGAAAGATTGTTTAGATCTTCCTGATAAAATTTATCAAAGATACTATGTTGAGATGACTGCTAATCAAATAAAATTATACAATAATATTAAAAAATCTTTTATAGCTGAATTCGAAGGTCAAGAATTGTCTGCACCAGAAGCAGTTACAAGGTTATTAAGAATGCAACAAATACTTTGTGGCTGGTTTCCTAGTGAAGAAGGTATAAAACCAATTGATGCTAAAAATCCTAGAATGCAAGCTTTAAAAGACATTCTGAGTGATATAGATGCTAAAGTAATTATATGGGCACGTTTCAAAGCTGATTTAAAAGCCATAGAGAGCGAACTTGGCAGTTTAGCTGTAAGTTACCATGGAGAAGTAAATGCAGACGACAGAGAAGCTGCAGTAAGTGCATTTCAAAATGATCCTAAAATTAAATATTTTATCGGTAATCCACAATCTGGTGGCACAGGTTTAACTTTAACTGCTGCTGATTATGCTATTTATTATTCTAATAGTTTTGATTTAGAACAAAGAATGCAATCCGAAGATCGTTGCCATAGAATAGGAACAAAAAATAATATTACTTATATCGACATAGAAGCTAGAAAAACTGTCGACAGTAAAATTATACAAGCTCTTAGAGAAAAGAAAAATATCGCAGATGTAATAACAAAAGATCCAATGTCTTTATTTATACAGGAGAGTAATAATGAGTGAAAAAAATTTTTGGATATTGTTAAGAAATAAACTCCCAATAAAAATGTATCGAGTAGAAAATAAAGTAATGAAAGGCATGCCAGACATAGTTTATATAAAAGATGGTAAAACAGGATGGATAGAACTAAAATACATTCATTATTTACCAAAGAAACGTGTTTCTACAGGACTAAAACTAAATCAATCTCTCTGGGCAAAAGACTATGTTTCTAGAGGTGGTAAAAGTTGGATAATGATAAGAATACAAAGGTCACATACAATATTAGTAAAAGGTGAGCATTCTAATTTTATTTACAAAAGACCTAATTTAAAAGAAATACTTCATATTTCTTCTTGGTATAAAATAGGAAATATGGAGGACAAAGATTGGGATGAGTTAGCTTCCATTCTTACCATTCCTTGATTTTACATAAGCAGTAGATCCCATAAACCCAACAACAATAGTTGCTTGAGCGACTAAAAATGTATTTAAAAATCCACTTATCGGTGCCATTCTTATAATGCTAACAAAGTCAGTAAGTAAAATGAAAATAATAACAATAGAAGATAACATAGACACCCATGCCATCATTCTTTGTTGATCCATCTGTCTATCTAAATTTTCGTGCATAGCTCTTTGATGTTCAAGTTCTTCCATCTTTTTAGCCATAGCCATTTCACCATCAGTTATAACACCATCCCCATCTAAATCAGCGACCTCCCAAGTAGATCCTTTTTGTAATTTTTTCTGTACCATTTTACCTCCTATTTAATAAATAACCACTTTGGTGGAAATGCAACAGCCCAATAATAAGCCATAAGAACCATAAAAATAAATATTAAATCTTTAACTTCCATTCTGTACCTGCTTGTGCTATTTGTGCAAAAGAAACAACAGCAAATAAAACACTAAAAATTAAAATTAAAATACAAATACCTAAAGCGAAATATCCTGCAACTTCCATAATTTCTTCTTGCTGCTTCTTTTTTTCTAATCTTCGTTTTTTCTCTGCTGCTTTTGCTTCGTCTATTCTCTTTTTTCTTTCAGCTAATATTCCTGCCCAAGTTCCATGACCAAATCTTTGATCAACCATAACAGAAACTTCATACAATCTTTCAGCTGCCAATTTTGCATCGATGACTTCTGAAGCAACTGATTTAACACCAAACTGCTCAGCAATGCTCATGCCGTCTTTTTTACTTCTTTTTTTGTTTATTTGACTTTGAGCTTCAAATAAATTTTCAATCTCTGCAGATATTTCTCGAATATCTTTACAAGTATTAATATTAGATTTTATAAAATCTACGCTCTTTTGAAAAAGAGCAATCCCTGTAAGAACTTCTGCAAACATATCATTTAGCTGAACTTATGATTTTTTCTTTTGTATTGGGAGTAATTGTTTGTATTATTGCATCTAGAGCACCTGCACCTGCATCAGAATATGGCTCTACTGCTCTTTCTGTTAACAAACTTCTAGGCTGAGTAGATGAAATTATTTGTATTGCATTAGAAAATAATCTATAGACTGCATCAACATTTGTTTCATTTGTTAAAGCTCTTCTTAAAACTTCAGGATCTGTTTCTACAACAAACTCTCCTATTTTTTTCAGTTGATCATTTGTAAATGGTATATCATCACTTCCAAACATTCTTTGCAAAAGACTTTTAGTTGCACCTAAATCAGTTCCACCTGAAGAAATTACTCTTGCAATATTTGCTGCATCTTGACCAACTGTTCCTACTCTTCCAGATCCTGCTAACATTTCAGCAGTTTTTGGACCTTGAAAAATTTTACTTTCTGCAAATATAGTGCTTTTGGCTTGATTTATTTTTTCTAAAATATCATCTAATTTTTCTCCTGGATAAAGAATTTCTAATATCTCTCTTTCATTTTTATTAAATCCCTCTTTAGCAGAATCACCTAATTTATTTATCATTCCTGCTGAAGATCTACCAGCACCTTTAAATTTAAATGCTTTTGATAAACCTGCACGCAATGCTTCTATTGCCATTTCATCACCAGATTCTAATAAGTCATTAAACATAACAGCAACTTCTTCTGGATCTTTACTTAAAATTTTCTGACCTTCTTTGAATTTTTCTATAGAATTTGAAATAGTTGCCCAGTTTTTCCTTGTATTTTGTAATTCAGGTGAAATATCATCTAAAACTTTTTTTATTTCACTTTCATAACCACCTAGTGTGTTTTTTAAATTTCCTTTGCCTGATCTGTCTGCTGCATTTTTTGCATCCATAAAAGCTCTTTTAACAATTTCACCTTCTTCCAAAGTAAGAGATCTTTTTAACTCTAATTCACCTTTTTTATTAACTTTAAAAATTGTATCGAAACCATTTTCTTGCATATAATTATTTATTCTTGCTCTTTGATTTCTGCTTTTTTGTGCTATACTTAAAACTATATTATCTATTTCAGGATGGAATTTGTCTTTTGTAGCATCAAATATTTCTTTATAAGCATCACTTTCAGCCTTTTTTAATTTAGCTGAGTTATTACTAAAAGTTGCAAAAATATTTCCACCTTGTGAAGATGGTGCAAGATCTTCTTGTAAACTGCTGTAAACATTTTTAATAAAATTTGCTCTTCTTTCATCTAAAGTTTCTCTTATAATTGGAGTTCCTGGACCACCTTTTACTGAAAATTGACCAACTACTTTTGCTGCTTCTGGAGACATTTCAGGAAAAATTTTGCCTTTAGAAGCTTGTTCTAAAAATTCATCCACAGTTAAACCAGAATCATCAATCATCCTTAAAATTTCATCTTCTACTTTTGCTGCAGTTTTTCCAGTAAATAATCTTCTTGCTTTATCAAAATATGGTGAAATTAATGCAGCACCAGCCTGACCAAGTTTATTAAATAAAGGATTAGTAATAGCACCAGTTATAGCTGCAACTGGGGTTTGTTTTAATCTTTCTCCTACATCTCCTTCAGCACCACCTGCAGCATAAAGACCACTCATAACAGCACCTTGCCCAGCTAATCTTCCCACAGTCGGTTTTAAACCAACTAAACTTGCACCTCCAGTAAAAGGAGCAAGAGCAACTGATGCAACTGCTGGAAGTGCAGCACCACCTAATTCATATTTTAAACTTCCCTTTTTTGCTCTGGCTTCTTCTAGTTCTTTTCTTTCATCTTTTATTGCTTCTTCATAAGTTACATTAGGACTTAATGCTTTTATTCCTGCAATAATTTCATCAGAAAAATTAAACAATAAACCTTGTGCTGATAAACGACCTCTATCAGCCATTGTTAATCCTGATTCTGGATCAACATCTTCATTTATTGCAATGTTATTATCTTTTCGTAATTGGTCTAATAATTTTTGTTTTTCTTCTTCTTCGCTCATTGCTCAGCACCTCTTCTTTTCAACTCTTCACCTATAGCTTTTAATTGGTCTATCGAGTATAAATTAGAAGCATTAGGATTAGATAATAAAGACTTTAAATCGTTCACAGTATAAGATGTTAAATTTTCTTTAAATTCTTCGAAAGTAATATCACCTATATCATTTTGTCCTCTTTTGAAATTATAAAAACCTTGAGCATCTAATTTTAATCCTTTATTTACATCTCCATCTTCATAAACATAAGGTAAGTTAGAACCAAAAAGTCCAGGATATGCTTCTCCTGCACCTCTTAGCATGTCTTCCATAACTTGTGCTCTTAAAATTCTTTTGTTTTTTATAGTTTGCTCACTATCTCCTATTTTTGGAAAATATTGATCTAAACCATCAGCATATTCTTGTGAGCTAATTGCAGCACCAGATTCTAATCTTAAAATTGCAGCAATCCAATTTCTAGATGCAGAATAAAATTGTTGACCTTCTGAAGTAACACCAATATTTCCAAAACCAACTTTATCAGCAGCCAAATCTCTTAAATTTAATCTATAACCATCAGCTTCTAAATTTCTTAAAATTCCTTCATTAATCATCATTCTATTGAAAAAACCTGCAGCTTTTGTTTGTGCTGGTTTATACTCTTTTTTATTTTCATCTATAATTTCATTCTCAGTAACATTAGATGGAATTTCTAATCCTGTTTCAAATAAATTAATTCCAGGAATTTTAGTATTTCTAATAACACCATCTGGTCCGCTGATAGGAACTGTTTTTGTAGCAGTAAGTTTTTGCCAATAAGCAGAATATGTAGCTATTTCTCCTGGACTTGCAGTGCCAGCTTTAATTTTTGGACTTATCTCTGTTAAATAACTCATAAGCCTTTCTGTTTGTGATCCTCCTGCTTTAGATGTTTTTAAAGCTTTTGCCCAATCTATTGCAGCATTTTGTTTTGCTCTTTTATTCTCTAATAAATATTTGACTGGATCCATTAAACCTTCTGAGATAGAACCTATAAGTGTAGATCCTGGTTGGTTTGCAGCTCTTCCCATTCCTGTAAAAAACAAAAGACTTGCTAAAGCAGGGTCAAATTCTGGAGTAAGCTGGTCAGCTATTCTTATTGCTTGTGATGCGATAGGATCTAAAGTTGGATCATCTACTTTAGGTAAATTATCAAAATTAGTTTCTACCATATTATTATCTCCTTGTATCTCAACATTCGAATCTGGTCCAAAATCTAAACCATATAAGCTTGCATATCTTCTAGCATGACCATATCTTTGACTTCTAACACTTTGTGCTGGGAAAATATAATTATTTGTAATTGCTGCTGTTGCTTCATCTATTGTTGCATCTCTATCTGTTAAAACCTCATAAACCTCAGGATAATTTTCTTTTACATCTTTTAAAAAATATGCTAATTGACCATCTGCTGAATTTCTTCCTAAACCTTCCGAATCCAAAAAACTAAATAATTTATTTTTTCTAGGATCAGGAGCAGACATTCCTCTCCCCTGAGGAACATTCCTATATTGAAATAATCCCCAAGCACCTTCTTCTTCATTTTCAATTCCAGGATTAAATCCAGACTCTGCAAAAATAGTTCCCATAATTGCAGCTTTAGCCTGATCAGTCCATGGCTGGCTATCAAGGATAGAAAATATAGCATCTGTATTTTCATTTTTCATTTATTACCTTCTTTGAGATAATGCATAGGCACTTCCTAGACCTCCTAAAGCAGATAAAGTTTGTGCATAAACACTAGGAACAGGTGTTTGAGTTGTTGAATAACCTTGAGTAAAACCTCTTGTGTCATAAGGGACTCCTTGCAACAGACCTAAAATATAATTTAAATCTTCCATAGGCTGTGCTCTTTGGTCTAAATAGTCTTGATATGCTTGATCCACACCTCTTTGGTCTAATGCTCTTTCTGCTTCACCTACTGTTATTAAACCTTGTGCAACTGCATTTTTTAAATTTTCTTGAGTTGTTGCTGCATCTTGTATAGCTTGTATTCTTTTTAATCTAGATGCTTCGTCAGTTTCATATGCTGATCTTAATGCAGCATCTGCATCAAATCTTGCTTGCCTGTCTTTATCAAATCTGCCTGCAGCAAAACCTAATGCATCAGCACCTGCTTTAGCTAATAAATCAGCTTCTGATTGTATTCCTTCTGAACCTAAAGTTGCTTCCATTAAACCTAATCTTGATCCACCGAATGCACCTGCCCTTGCTGCTTTATCTCTTGCTGCTTGCTGACCTAATGCAGTCTGTTCTTGTATTTGTCTTATTGCTGGATCCATTGCAGCTGTATAAGTGTCTAGATAAGGTGTTAAATCAGCTTCACTAAAAGCATCACCTTCTAAATAATCTCTTAAAAACGCATCAGTTGTCATACCTGCTTCTAATGCATCAGCTTCCATTCCTGGTGCATATCCTTTACCTAAACCAGTTAACAAACCATCAGCATCAGTAATTTGACCCATCAAAGTTGAATAATCACCTTTAGTGTCCATCAAGATTTTATAAGCTTCTTGTTCAGCAGGTGACATTTTAGAACCGATTATATTGCCAGTAACAGGATCAACTATTCTTGCTGCTCCTGAACCACCTTCAATTACATCATAAGCTATATTTCTAGGAGGAGCAGCTTCTGGCTTCAAATCGCTTTCTATAAGATTCATGCCTTGTTCAACAATCTGTTGACCAGCATCAGACATCCATGATGGTATCTCTGTTCCAGTTACAGTTTCATTATAACTCGGTAAAGTTGTAAATTGTGGATCGAATATTGACATTTCTTACCTCATTCCACCTAATGCACCCATTTGCTCTCTAGGCATTTGTTGACTTTGACCTGCAACTTGCTCTATTAACCTTCTTAATTCAGGAAGTAATTTCATTAATACTCTAGCAACTTCTGGAGTAATTGCAGAATCTAGCGACCTTAATTCTTCAGGTGACATGTTTGTAAGTCTAGACATTAAAACTGCAGATATTTCGTCTGAAGGTTGCATTAATCTTGCTTTTGCTTCTTCAGGCATATTATTAGCTTGCATTTCTCTTTCAGGCATTTGTCTATCTGGCATATTAGCCATAGCACCTTTTTCCATCATTTCAGCCATTATTTTTCTCCTTATAAAGTACAGACCAGTCTGTTGATTTCTTAAAAGTACCTAAAAGCCAACAGACAGGCTCTCCGATACGACGATATATTTTGCCTAAATAATCTGGCTTTTCTCTTTTACCATATATATAAGCGATTTCATTTGCTCTATGTGTTGCAATATGTTTCCAAAATTTTACCATCCTACCTTTGCGCATTTGTTTAACAACCCAAACTGCCCAGAGATGATATCCATTAACATGTGTTGGTGTTAAATAATCTCTTGTAAATTTATAATCCATAAGAACTTGTTCTTTGGTCAATAATCCTTGTTTATGCAATTCGTTACATATAACTCTGCCACCTAATGCTCCACCAACAAATCCTGCAATTGCTCCACCAACTGGACCTAAAACTGGTGTAAAAATAGCTCTGGCAGTATGAGATGCGAGAGCACTTGCTCCTGCTTTTCTTGCAGCACTGGCAGGATCTTCACCTGCAACTAATTGTAAAGCAAAGTTGCCTACAGCTGCACCACCTGCCCTAGCTATTTGTGTTTTGTCAGTAAAAATATCTCCCACTCCTACACCTTCTTGTTGTAAAATATTTGCTCCTGGTCTTGCTCCTTCTGGGAATACACCACCTTTAGCAAAAACTTCTTTACCAGTTTTTGGATCAAACATTTGATCTGGTGCAAAATTTAAAGCACCTTTTTTTCCGAAAGGTAAAATGGATCTAAATGCATCTGTTCCTGTAACACCTTCACCAAACATACTTGCACCAATTGCAGCACCAACTGGAGCACCTATTGACCCACCTAAAAAACTAGCATTTGCTGATATTAGTTCACTAGGTGACATCATGCCTTCTGGCTGACCATATTGATCGATATACTTTTCGTATCTATCCATCATTTCTTCATCCATAGGATCTTTTTTATCATATGCTTTTTCACCAGTTTGTACTTTTTTAACCCACTCAAACATTGGCAGAACATAAGTGCCATATGAAAATTGTAAATTTTTCATATCAAAGTCTGGTGTTTGACTTTCTAAACTATATATAGGAAAAGTTTCTTGCTCTTCCTCTTCTTCAGTTTTCTGGTCGTCAGTTGTTTGATCATGATCTGGCATTTTAACTTACCTCCAATAAGCTTGCTACAACATGCAACCTATTCGCATTACCTGCTGTAACTTTTAAAATTTCTGAAGCTTCCAAAATTAATGGTGCTGTTAATAATTCTTTTGTTTCTTTTGCTGATATCGATTTGTCCTTAAATAAACTAAATACAGCAGACGATGCGTTTGTCAAAGTTAAAGTTATTGTAGATGAAGCATTTGAATCCTCACTTACTATTATAGACTTTATTATACTAATTGTAGCTGCAGGACAAGTATAAAGAGTTGTTACGTCTGTAGTTGTTAAATCTAATTTTGCATTTTTATAATTATTTGGCATATTTTTAACTAGGTTTTGTTGGCCAAGTTGGGTTATCTACATCACCAGATGTTATATCCCTCAAGGCTTGTCTATATGTTCTCCAACTTGTTGCATCTTGATTATTATCTATTTTTTTATTAATTTGCCAGTCGGCTTCTTCTAAAAGTTCTTTTCTTTGATTTCGTAATTTTCTTTTTTTCTTTTCTGGTGCATCAGCAATTTTTGCTTCAATCATCTTATTATAAGCATCAAGTTCAGCACCTTCTAATTTTATACTTTCACCATTTACATTTTTATATATATCAACCATTTTTATCCTACATAAATGCCATAAAGATACATTGTGCCTGATGAAATATTTCCACTATCAAAAGCTATATTTATATCTGTGACTAGCGTTGATCCAAAATTTCCACGAAAACTACTTATATACCTGTTTACTGAATAACCATCATCAGATTGATAAGCACAATGGTCTATATGACCATTCACATATCTACTTGAATCTTGCGTATGATAAAGACGAACTAATCCTGTATATCCTTCAGCACTAGTATTTCCTACATCAAATTCATCTTTGCCACTAATTTTCCATCTACCTTGAGAAGAAATTCCACCTGTTCCAGAAGCAAGCACTTGATAATCAGTTTGTGACGCATCACTACCACTAGATCCTGAAAAACTATTATAATACCCATAATATTGCGTAATTTCAGAGCCACCATTACCACAGTTTAATAACAAATCTACACCATTAGTTACAGGAACAATGTTTTCTAAAAAAATTTCATAAATTTTATAAGAAGTTGACATATAACCATTAAGGCTTAAACTCGATTGATTGCTTGCTGAAATAGATGCAAGATGGTTTCGATATTGTCCAGTATATTGTGCTTTTAATCTAAATTTATCTATTTCTGCACATTTGTAAAAAGTTCCATTTGTAGCTGAATACATAGCTATTTTACCATCTTCAGTGCCATCAGTTACATCATGAGCTTGACCAACAAGAGCTGCATATTTAAAATCTTCATCAGCACTATTTTTCCCATAAAAATCTATACCACCCAGATAATCTTGAGAAACAGGAGATGAACTATTCCTGTTGAGCCTAAGTGTTGGTGATTGACCAGTTCCAGTATTTTCTGAAGTTAATTGAAGTATATTAGCAGTGCTTGTAGAGGTTACATTAACTTTACCTGTTCCATTAGGAGTTAAATTTATATCTCCATTAGTGTCAGTAGAAATAATGGTGTTACCATCTATATTAACATTATCAACACTAAGAGCAGTTAAAGTTCCTAAAGAGGTTACATTTGTTTGGGCTGCTGTTTGTAAAGTTCCTGTTAAATTACCAGAAAATCCAGTAGCAGTTACTGTGCCTGTGCTTGGATTGTAAGTCAGATTACCATCCATTTCTAAGCCAACATTTCCTGTAGTAGAAGTGGCATCTTCTACAAAAGTAATTAAATTTTCTTCATTTGTATTTTCATTATCAGTAACTAAAACATGAGAGGAATTAGTTGCATTAGTAACAGTAACTCCTGCAATTACAGTATTAAGAGCAGTTCCATCAACAGTTATTGAATCAGCTTCTAATGTACCATGAAAGTAACCATCTTTAAATTGATAAGAAGCAGAACCTAAATCAATATCATCATCAGCAATAGGAATAATGCCACCATCAATAATCTTTAATTGATCTGCACCTGATGCTCTAAAAATAATTTCATTATCAGTTGCAAAATCAATATCATTGTCAGCATCTCTACCAACAACTAAACTTGTATTTAATAAAGATGTAATAACTGTAACAGCACCTGAACCTATCGCACCTATATCTGATAACACTTCTGCTGTTGATCTAGATTCTAATCCATTTGCTGTAAACCTAGCATACTCATCATCAGCAACAGATGAACTATCTATTTTTACAGCATTAGTATTAGATATGCCAAAAGTGAGTGATGCTTGAGCACCTATGTCAGAAAGAACTTGGCTTGCATCTCGACCTTCTACAGATGTACCATCTATCTTTAAAAAATCATTATCTGCAACACCAGAGGTAAACACTGGAACATTAGTGTTAGATATGCCTACAGTTTTTGTGGCTGCATCTCCTAAACCTAAATTACCTCTAGATGTAGAAGCTGATGCAACATCACTTAAATTATTAGATGCTAATAAATCACCACCACCACCTCCTCCTCCACCAGAAGTAGCTTCCTGTATGTTAGGAGTTAAAAACCAACTTACAGCTTCGGATTGTTCTGTTGCAACTTGTAATATATTACTTTGTGCAAAATATTGTGCTCTATTATTTAATTCATTAATATTGTTTAATCTTCTTAAATAACTTTTTTGTGAAGATGAAAAGTCACCTGATGGATCAGGTAATCTAGGTAATGATAGTGGAGCACCTTCGGTCATCTAATACCATCCTGTTTAGTGTTAATTCTAAAAGTTCCTGTAGCCCATTGATCTTCAGAACCATTACTTTGTATTTTCAATGAAACCTGTCTACCTCTAATCCTAGTGCTTACTTTATCAATAGATGTAAAATCACTTGTATTGCTGTAGCTTACATTTAGTGGACCTTTTAAAGATATATCACCTGTTTTAACTCCATTTGGAGTAGGTAAAGAAAAAGGATATTTACTTGCTTTTAAATATAAATCTAAAGATGTGTTTTCACTTATACGAACATCAGGAATAATACGATCTATTAATTGCATCTCATTACCATTAGCAGTAAGCTCTTGTGGAGAGCTTTCTATATAACAATTCATAGGATCACCATTGTCAGTAGTGCCAGTTTCATGATTATATAATACTCCATCTGACTCAAAAGCAAAAGGTTTATCTCTTGCACCAAAACTATCTAGCCAACAACTTCTTCCCATGTTGCCTAATGTCCAAACATTTTGTTCATAGTTATAAGTAACATAATTATTATTTTCTGGATTCGCTACATCTGTAAGTTCAGTAACAGCAGTAATAGGAGTTTTTATTTGAAACCAACCTGTTGTCGATTGTTCAAGAAAATCAGTTAAAACAGTTTTCATAAAATCACTGTAAGCTTGTTTCCAAATAAATTTCCAGTTTGTTGTTGATTGAATTATATTTTCTGTTTGAGTGTTATAGTCCATTGGATCTATTTCCACTTCTATTACTTGTGTTAGTAAAGTATAAGCTGCATTACCAGTTAATTTATATTCAGTTTTTGTAACAATTGCTCTTGCACCAACTGTATTTGTAGAAAAAGAAGAAAAAATACTTGTACCAATATTATCTGTAGAAATCCAAACTTGGTCACCAACTTGAAAGCTATCAGTTCCTGGAAATGGCCAAACAATACCACAATCTTTTTTCTCTAATAAATTTACATTGCCTGATGCATTTGGATCTATAAATTGCGAACCACCTAAAGTAATAGAAAATTTTCTATTTTTACTTGGATAATACCAAGAAACTTCTTTGTATTTTTTATTATGTCCTGCTACAACTTTATCTTTATATTGAGAATATATCCTATTAAAAACATATTGTTGGACTGGGCAAGGGATTTCTTTAACTGCACCATCATATATGTAAAAATTTTGCTCACCCATCCAATACACACTACCATCAACATTTATCATGGCATTTAAACCTGCTGAAGCAGATCCTACAGATAATAACCTAAAACTAAATACAAAATCACCACCGACAAAAGTCATGCCATAAATAGCTTCATCTGTTGATATTAAAGTTTCTTCTCTAGTGCTAATCATAGATATAATTTTAGAACCAATTTGTAATCTTTGATCACCTGCTGTGTTAGTAGCAGTTGGTGTCCATACAGCATAATCTTCTTGGTTTGACCATCTAACTAACATTTCATCAGTTGCACCACCTGCTAATGGAGTTGCACCACCACAAACATAATGCCTATCTGGAAACGATACAGTTGTAACTCTTGCTTTTGCAGGTACACCATCAGCACCACCTAAAGATGAAATTAATGCAGCTCTTGTTGCAGGACCAACAGATGTATCCCAATAATATAAAGCATAATTACGAACTCCTGCCAATACATCTTCACCCCAAAGATTAATATGCCAACTTGAATTTTCTAAAACAACACTTGTTGTGCTTACAGGAGCAGGATCTCCCCAACCATCATTACCCCAACCATCAATACCCCAACCCAATGCAGGAGCTGCACTTGCAGTACCTAAACCTGCATCTTTACCTATTAAATATTTCACATCTAGAGATGTACCACCACCAGAAGTTACTGTACTAGTAGCTGCACTATCTACTGTAATTGTATACGAATTAGCATCAACAAGTGTAATTTGATATCCTGACATTCTATTTAAATCATCAGCTGCAATACCACCTGTTGCAGTAGCACTTTCTATTACAACAAAATCACCAGTTTTTGCACCATGCGAACTATCTGTAATAGTTACAGTTGTACTGCCATCAGTTGTAGCTAGTGGATTAGTTAAATTATTTGTAGTTTTTCTTAATGGTGTAATATCATAAATTGCACTATCTTGTATTATGTAAAGATGACTGCTTGTGCCTAAAACAATTCTGTCTTTACTATCTGACAAAGCTCTCCAAAAAAGCATTTTTCTTCCAATACCTTTTGGATTTTCTGCAATATCACTTGGTGTTCCATCTACTTTTCTTCCAACTAAATCATTCTTTTCCCAACCACCAATTTTTGCAGGATAACCATCTTCAAATCGTACAAGATTACCATCTACCCAGAAAGGTCCATTTTTTCCTGCTGTGTATTCTGAAATATCTTTTACGATACCTGCATTAAATTGTAGTAGTTGTAATGTCATATTAATTCAAAATGTGGACCATCTATAAATGGTCTTTTTCCTTCACTACGTCTTAAATCTACATATTTCATCATTGCATCTTCTGCTGTTCCAGGATAAGATCGTATATCACCTTCTGACCATGCTGCACCCCATTTTATTGCAACACCATGCATCTCTGCTGCTTTTTTAAATGCATCGCAAATATCATCATAAACATTTAGCTCCCAGACAACATCTGATCCATCATAAGCAACAACATCAACAGCATGTGAATAGCCAGTCGAATCTTGTTTAAGGTGTTTTGAATTCATAGTTTGAGATCTTCCTGAATTATACAATTTTTTCTGTTCTTCTAAAGTTCTTACACCATAGGTTACACCAAAATCAACTTTAGTTAGAGTGATTGCTGTCTCAACAACACTTACCATGTCTGGATGGACACCTTCTAATTTACTTTTAGATCTATTTGATAATGAAAAAGCCATTTTATTTCGTTAATCCTTTCTGTTTCTCATATGTTCTTAAACCACCTATTCCTAGCATACCACCTAACACTGTAAGTAATGTTCCCATTTCAAACTCTGGCAAACTAGGCATTTGCAAACCTATTATAGCAACTATAAAAATAATAACAGGCTGGCAAATAAAATGATAGAAAAAAGCAATCCCACAGACCCAACCAATGAAAGGACGCCAGCCACCTTTAAAAAAGCTTCCAGAAGAAGCTTCTTCTTTATTAACTGCGATTTGTGCAAGTGCGATTTCTTGTGCATGTTTATCTGCCATCGTTGCCAATTCATGTGCTAATTTTGCTTTTTGATCTTTATCTTCTATAAATTTATCTAATAAGTCTGTTGCTGGACCAACTAAGGATGTTAATAAACTCATTTTAATGTTTCTTTCTATTTTCTAATTTTTTTGTGTTTGTTAATGATTGTTTGTCTAATAATGTAAAACCTCTGCGATTTGCAAATATTTCTGGATCTTTTTCCCATTTATCTGCACATTTTTCTAACCAACGCATTGTCATCTCATGAGTAGGTGCTTTACCATTTTTCATCAATTCATTTTCTGTTTGCAAATAGGCAAAGACTTCAGCTTGTGCTTGAGCACCACTAATACCTAAATCAAAAATATAAATCATATTACCTTCATCTATAACTCCACCTCTTGGTCTAGCACTAGTCAAAGCTTGTTTCATAGCTGTCATTATATGATATCTGGTTTCTTCTCTTTCATACATTTCCTCTGTTATTTCATCTACACCTAAATGTTTCAGTAAAGAGTTATATTGATTAATAAAAAAGTTTAGTTTTCTAATAGCACCTTGTACATAATTTTGTGAATTTACAGAATGTGTTTGTAATTCAAGTATTTCTATTTCTAACATTTCTCTTTGCAAATCATCTTGACACTCTAATAATTCACGTTGTTTCATTTTTAATTCTACAGATTTTTTCTTCATCCGTATTTGTGCTTCTTGTAAAGCACTTTTTGTTTTATCAACTTCTGCTAAAGTGTGCTTGATAGACCTTATTGGTGTAATAGCAGTAACATCTAAAGTAACACCCATAAATTGAGAATGTGATTTATAAAAATTACTAGATGCCTGTTGCACCATAGGCATATTCTTATCTATGTTTTTTAACATAGTTTTATATTCTGGTTTTACTTCAGATAAAGCTGTTTGTATGTTTTTTAAAGTTAAATTCATTTTAAACCTATATTGCTATTGCATAATAAAAATATGTTCCTGTTGTAGCTCCACTAGCAATTTGAAATCCATTAGCAGGAGATGAACCACCTGTATCAATAGTATTTTGTGTAGTTTGAGCTGCAGTTGAATTTAATACCTGTTTATAATTACCATTTAATAAATTTGATTCTGGATCAAAAATTTCCCAATCTCCTACCGAATCAGTTCTTTTTAATAATAAAAATTGTGTACCAGTTGTAAATCCACAATCAACAGCAGTTGCTGACCCATTTGTATGAGAAACAGTACCAATTTTACTTACTCCATCCAGATTTGCAAATAGGAAAGCTACATATCTGCTAGTGCTATTATTGACATGAGCATCTGCACTTACAGAAAATACACTTGATGTAGGACCAGTATCGTTCATAATTGCTTCATCAACTTCAGCTGCATTTGTATTTAAATAAAGTGTTGTGTCATTTGTTGCAGTTGCATTCGGTAAATGAAGTGAAGTTACAACCCAACCTCTTGTAAATCCACCTGTAGAATCAAGTAATTTAAACCAAATCATATCTGGAACTACACCTAAATTGTGAGCATGAGTTGTAACACTTCCTGTGCCATCATAAACTCTTACGTCAAAATAACCTTTTGCTTTTCTCCACATCCATGAAATGTCATCTACATCAACTGTTGTTTGATCATTATATCCATTAGTAAAATCAAATGTATCATTTGGATAAGATGTATTTAAAGAATTTGTAGTGTCAACTTCTAACATATCAGTTGCAAATTCTCTAGCAAATAAATTCCAATTAGTTGTTTGATCTATTATTTTGTGTAATGCCATGCCAACTGGGAAACTAGCATTAAATCTTGGTGGTGGAGAGCTTGATCCAGAACTTGATACTTCAAAAACATTTGAAGCAACAGTTTGTGTTGCCATTGGTGCTCTGCGAATAGCTACATAAATATAAGTTCCACCACCACCTTGATTTGTAGCTGCCTGAGCACTTCTTACCTGAAATCCTGTAGGTGTTGGCGATAATATAGGTGTACTAGAACCAAGATTAGCATTTACATACTCAGCATCATCATCGTTTGCTCCTAGTGTCTGTGAACCACTAAAAGTAGTAAACCCACGAATAAAATCAATTATATTCCACCATTGACCAATAGCATTAGTCTGTTTCACCATAACCCATTGTGGTTCAAATCCCAAATTAACTGTTGGACCAGTAGTAGAACCATTACCACTATAAGTGCCACATTGTATCATCCCATCAGATGAAGTGTCATGTCCAAAAAGATAGGCTACATAATTTGATCCATTTCCATTAACTCCACCACCACTACCAACTGTAAAATGTGTAGTTGTTGGATCAGTATTGTTCCATTCAGTTGTTGAACTTAATTCACCATCAGTAGTAAAAAGTAAATATTTAGCTTTTCCTGTTGATCTGTGATAAATATACCAACCATTTCCTGCAACAGTTAAATTTTTTACTATTATCATTCCAGGTAAAGAACCTAAAGAATGACTAATTTGTCTACCTGCTGTTGCATTTCCAGACCAACTTACAATATCAAAAAAGTTTGGTGCTTTTCTAAATGTCCAAGCAACGTAATCTTGAGCTGCTGCAAATCCATTTGGATATCTAAAACCATTACTATTAAATTGATCAACTCTGTCATATTTTGATCCTGTTGCATTTGCACCTGTAGTATTTGTGCTTAACCTTACAGATGCACCTCTTACAGTATCAGTTAAAGAATGATCTTGTGCAGAAGTTCTGCTTTTTACCCATACTAATCCACCTTCTCCTGACAAATTAATTCCATTAGTAATCGTTCTACCTGCATCATCAGCTGCGTTATTTGAATCAAAAAAAGTATCAGTACTAAATATATTTTCTATTTGTGTTGAAGGATTCGCAACTCCTGCTGTTGGCCAAAGACCTTGTTTATTTAACATTTCAGCTTCACTTAATGTCCATATTCCTGGAGCTGATGTATCTTCAAAGTTATTAGAAGGAAGTGATTGTGTTTCGTCTGCTGTAATTAATCCACCTAAATATCTTGTCATAATTTATCCTTTTTGTGATGGTGTAGAATCACCTGCTGCTGTTCTTAAAACTGCATTTTTATAACTTAAATTTCCAAAATCACTAGCATTTGCAGTTGTTGCTATAGTTATTCTATTTATAAAACTTCTTTCAGCATCAGATGTACCTGCATTAGAACTTGCAAAAATAGCTTTAGTCGAACCAGAGCCTGAAGCATTAACTCTATTTGTTATAGTTAAATCTCCAAAATCAGTAGCGTTTGATTCTGATGCTATTGTAAAATAATCGATTATGTTATAAGAAGTGCCACCATCATTACCACCTCCAAATACACCTCTGGTAGTGCTAGATGAAGAAGCTAAAAAACTTCTAGCTTGACTTAAATTTCCAAAATCAGTAGCGTTTGCTTCTGATGCTATAGTAATATAATTAACAGTATCATTATTATAAGTGCTACCATTATAACCTATTGCGATAAGACCTCTAGTTGTAGAAGAACAAGCTGCACCATAAGCAGAAGCTGTAGCTAAATTTCCAAAATCTGTTGCATCCCCTAGTGAATTTATAGTGATGTAATCCATAGTATCAGTAGAATTATGACTGGTTATAACTCCCCTAGTATTATTACTTAATCCAGATCCAACAGAATTTGCAACTGTTAAATTTCCAAAGTCTTGAGAAGCACCTGTTGATGCAAATGTAAAATATTCTATATCAGTCGTTCCACCATAATTATTGGCAATAGCAGTATAAATACCTCTTACTCCATTACCAAAACCTGCCCTAGCTGAAAAATCTCCATCTGCTTGACCTGCTCCAGATCTTATTTCTCCAAAATCTGTTGCTCCACCACTTGACAACAAATTAATTTTTTCATTTGCTCTTCTACTTGTAACACCAGAAATAAAAACATTTTCAGGTGCTGATTCCCATCTATCACCTTTAACAGCCACACCTTGTTGTCTTAAATCCCACACCCCAGAGTAATTAGGCATTATGAAATACCCCCATGTCTAGTACCAGTTCCTGCAACACCATCCAATGCAGCTATTAAATCACCATAATCGGTGGCATTTGAAGTTGTTGCTATAGTTATAACATCTATTTTATCTACAGATGCAGAAGATTCTTGTCCACCTGCAAAAACAGCTTTAGTAGAGCTTGCTGCACTAGCAACTCTTTCTCTAACAGCAGTCAAATTTCCAAAATCGGTGGCGTTTCCTGCACTAGCTATGGTGACATAATCAATAATATCCGTAGAACCACCACCACCCATAACACCTCTAGTTGAATTAGAAGAACCTTGTAACATTTGTCTAGCTTGTGTCAAATTACCAAAATCAGTGGATATACCACTTGAAGTTATATTTTTTTGTGAGATTGCATTTGTAACACCACCTGCTTGACTATCATACCCACCAAAAACTAAACCAATTGTACCATTACTAATACCACCACCAAAATTATATATTTCTAAATTTAAATCACCTACATCACTAGAATTTCCTCCAGATGCAATAGTTATACGCATAAAATCACGTTTTGCTCCATTGTTATTTGGAGCAAAAACTCCATAAGTTGAGTTACCAAATGCACCTGCATTGTTATTAGCTAGAGATAACAATCCAAAATCTTGAGAATTACCTGCTGAAGCTGGATTTACATATTCTAATTGCACTTCCCCAGAAGTGCTATCAAAACCACCTGCAACACATCTAGTAGGTGTGCCAACAGCAGATTTATAGCTTCTAGCTGATGCTATATCTCCAAAATCTGTAGCGTTACTTGAAGAAGTCATATCTAATTGTTGAATATGATTTACATTTGCAGAACTAGCTGTACTATAACCACCAAAAAACATAGCTAATGAACCTGTAGGTGTGCCAGAAGATCCTACAGCATTTGGACTAACACCAAATACATTCTGTGCAGCTAAATAACTAGTTGCACTAATATCATTAGATAAAGATCCAACAGTTATAGGACTAGAAGTGCCAGTTGCAGAAGAATGTACATAAGCTTGAACATTTGCACTTCCACCCATGCCAGAATGATTTTGACAATAATAATATAAAGTAGAAGGTGCTCCTGCATCTACAGTAATTTTTGTAGTGTAAGCACTATCATCTTTGACAACACCAGTTGTATATTCACTACCACTATTATGTGTACCATCAGAAGTGGTAGAAAGTCTTAAAGGATGAGAGGTAGCAGCTGACCAATCAAATGTATAAGTATGACCTTTAACTAAAGTTAAAGTTGCTTGTTGAGATGAATCTATAAAATATTTGTTACCACTAACATCTTGAACTGTAACTGTGTATAAAACTGGTTCTTGTGGTACATTTGTTGCAAAAGCAATATAACCTGTAATTGTTCCACCACCAACATCACTTGGTGCTGTAAAAGCAATTTCTAAACTTGCATCCCCTGCTGAAGTAGAAGTTATTGTAGGTGCATCAGGTGCTCTTAATTGGTCGAATCCACCGACTAATCCACCTTTATTACGAGTACCCATTTAAAATCCTCTAGCTTAATTCCTCATATGTTATTGTACAAGCTAGATCATCAGCTGCACTTGCTGTAACTCCGATAGAAGTATCTTCCTCTAAATATAAACCCATATTTTTATCTATTACAACTAAAGAAGCATCAGCAGGTACTGAAATTGTAGAAGCTAATAAAACTGGAGTACCACCAATATCATCTTGAGGATATATACCTACAGTAATTGTAGCTGCACTTGTTCCGTCTATATTCGCTACCACAAGAGAATTTACTTTTAGTACTTTGCCAGATGAAGCTGCATTACTCAACAATGCAACTGCACTTGTACCTGTCAGTTTAAGTGTATCTGTTTTTGCTGTAATTGTTGCAACATTTACTATATTTGGTGCTGCCATTTTTTATCTCCTTATTATCCAAATACCATTGCCATTGCGATTGCTTTTCCAGTTGAAGCTGCAGCTGATGAAATACCTGTATCTAATACAGCTGCACCAGAGCCTGCTCCATCTAAATAAAGAAGTTTTTTAACACCATTTGGTATTGTAACATTACCACCACTTCCTTGACTTATAATTATATTGTAAGGTCCAGATGAACCAGAATCCGTAGTAGCATTTTCGATTATATGAACTCTTTTATTAGTGTTCGGTCCAATTGTAATTGTACAATCTGAATCTAATGCACCAGTATATTTAATATACATAGCTCTAGCTTCATCTGCTGAACCATCTGCAACTGTGCTAGTGTGAGTATCTGCATTTGTTGTTATGGCTTCTGTTCCAAAACCAACTGCCTGACCAATTAATTCAAGATTGGTATTTGTAGATGTACCCCAAGTACCAGATTCATCTCCAGTCGCAATTTCTTTTAATCTTAAATTATTTACATATGTAGCCATTAATCTATCCTAACTATTGCATTATTAGCAGTCGCAGCAGGAAAAACTATTTTAAAAGTACCACCTGAAACTGTGAAATCTCCACCAAAATTTAAAACTGCTATTGCACCTCTAGAGTTTGATGAAGCATCTCCTAAAGTTTTATTATAAATCAATGCACCTCTAGCTGTAAAAGTTGCATCAGTCCACTCTGGATCAGCTGCATCGAATATACCACTTGTGCTATTTTCTGTTACTGCTTTACTAGATAAAGCTTTACCACCTGCTGTATATGCAGTACCAGAAGTATTAGTTATTTCATTAGATGTAGTGTAACCATCTGTTGTAGCATCTAAAGATGCAGAACTAGTATATAGTGCAATATAGATATCATCTGTATCTAGATGATGATCACCTAGTAACAAATCTTTTTTAAATAATGTACACATTGCTTGAGTTATAGCCATTTAGATACCTCCGTCATATTCTGATGCATAATCTCTGTTCATTTCTTGTGCTGCTAATTGTACAGACTCGTCAAATTGTCCTTTGTATACTTTTAACGTATTTTCATCCTTAAGGAAAGCAGAACTTTCATAAAGAGCAGCAGACAACAATAAATTTTTTGCATTATTAGTTAACCAATTAGTTGTATTGCTACTATTAAGATCTGCTAATGGTCTAATATAGTCAACTCCATAATTATAAGTAGAATTAGGAGTTGGTGCTAACGTAATTCCTGTTCCACCTGTTCCTGCTTCTATAGTGGAATACATAATTGGTTCACCAGTTAAACTGCTATTTGGCCAATAATCTCGTAAATAAGAATCTACTCTATGGTTTAAATATACAGTTTCGGAGCTGTTATTTATATAAAAAACATTACGAATTAATCTAGCATCTGCAATTAAATAATCTGAAGTTCCTACTACTGTAGTGCCAGTTGCTTTAAACCGAAAACAAGGTAAATTTGGCAACCTTTGAAAAATTAAATGTTGAGCTTGTATTATAATGTCATCAATAGATGCAACAAATTCAGCACTATCATTTTCTAAAAAATTTTGTAATTGATTCTTTAAAGAAGTGTAATTCATTATTTACCCCAACTTCCTGTATCCCAACCTGCATGACCCCAACCGAAATCAGTTTGCACTTCATAACCTGAACCTACACCACCAGTGCCACCTAATCCAGTTTCATTAATACTTAAATGTATCTCTTCATCATTCGATTGTCCATGATTTCCTACAGCTCCTGTACCACCAGAACTTGTCTGACCAGTTTTAGTCATAGAAATTCCAATTGAACCTAAACCACCTGTACCAGATACACCACTTGGAGCAGGAAATGGAGTTGCATTTCCTACAGCACCTGTGCCACCAGTGCTTGTAGCATTTTCAGTAAGAAATAAAGTTGAATTTCCTACGCCACCTGTACCACCATTTCCCTCAAATTTTATTATGTAAGCTTTTCCTACACCACCTATACAGCTTGGAGATTTATTTATAGTCTTTGGATCTACAGACCAATCATAATTATATTTTATGAAAATAGTTGAATTTTCAGGATCGTTATCTGGTCTTGGATTAAATAAACTAGTTGCATCTATTATATTTTTAGCAGGAGTTAATTGTGGATGCTTTGGTTCGAACTCTTCAGGCTCGACACGTAAATTATCCCATGTAGTTTTAAGTTGAGTGTATCTAACTTTAAAACCACTTCTATCGCTTATTGCATAAGATTTTTTACCTTTTGCATTTCTAGCCATTAAATTAAATTCAACGCTGTCGGTTGAACCCTCAAATTAACACCATCATTATCTGCTGAAGAAGCAAAACTAAAAGATTTTTCATAAACGTCATTTAAAAGTTGATATCTATCAGAAGCATATTTTAAAGATAATTTCGCAGCCAATCCTGCACAAATACAATCTGTCCAACGATAAGGAACATCTGCATCTTGATTAGATAAAGTCACATCATCAAGTTGATTTACTGCCCAATAAACCATGCTGTATGAAGCGTCTGGAACTTGCCAAAAATAAATTTGCGGAGTGTATTGCCTATCGATCATATATTGATTTGGTTTTCCTGTTTCCGTTTTATTAGGAATTTGATTATATTCTGCTATGGAAACTCTATTAATCATTTGATCTGTATCATTTTCTCTAATTACAGCATCTATAATATCTATTGTTCCTGGAGGTAATGCATAATTAGATGTTCCACTTGTTAAAGATAGTGTGTTGTTGCTAACTGCCCAATAATTGATTCCTCTATTTGCCCATTCTGAAAACAGTAGATTTAAACTCCTTCTTGCAGATTTTGCAAAATACCCAGTCCTAGTTTGAGTATCAATGCCACATCGTTCAAAAGACTCTGATATTATTTCTTCAATATTCGGTCTAAATGCTACTGTTCCAGAAGTTGCCATTAGTACTGTTTAATCCCTCTAATTACAATTTGATATGCATCTCCTGTTGCACCTGCACCAGTGGTTGTAAATTTAATATCACCAGTTCCATTAGTGCCAAAAGACTTGCTATTAGGTAATCCACCAAATTTAGAAAAATCTTGATAACCAGATTGTCCTTCAGTTAAATGCATAATAATAACATCAGTATCTGCTGCAGCTAATATTTCAACTGTCATAGCTGATATTACCCACCAACACTCTACAATTCTAATGCCTGTGCAAGCATTACCATCTGCATTTGCAGCAAGTGCAGAAACATCTATTTTAGAAACTGCACTTTCATTTCCTGTATCAACATATTGATATTGGAAAGCATAAACAACTTCATTAGTGCTTTCTGATATCTTTGTTGAAGATGTAATATCAGCCATTAGTTTCTCCTATTAACTATCTGCGAATGGTGTTGCTACTGAACCAGAGCCTATCAAAAGACCTTGTACCATATATTCCGCAGTTGCTAATGCAGTTATCTCTATAAAAGAACCAACTTTACCACCTTTAGTGCCATCATTCATATCGATAACATCGTTTGTTGCTCCTGGAACAAATGCTTTTTTCGAACCATCATCAACACCTACCATTATTGAACCAACATATTTATCAGTTCCATCTGTTTTGATTTTTCCTGTTATAGCAGTTCCAATGAAAAAAGTATATTTAGCACCTAATTCACCTGATTTAATTGATGGTAGTGTAATAACACCATCTGCATCATTAACTTCAATAATGCGACCTGCATGATCATTAAATGTTAATGTTGTGTCTGCTGTAATTTCTACAATATTATTTGACCCAGCTTGTATGAACCCATTGTTTGATACAACTGGACCAGAAAAAGTCGATTTAGCCATTTTATATCTCCTGTCTTGGCAAATGTCAGCTTTCGCTGTCAGTAAGATTAAAAGGGAGAGCTTTCACTCTCCCTCTAGTTTTTATGCAGCTCCTTCAGAACCGAATATGCCACGCCAATCAGTAAAACCGAAAGAATATCTTTCTCTTACTTTATAACGAACATTTCCTGTTTCAAAGTCACCTTCCATACCTTTTTTCATAGGAGTCCTTTGGAACATTTTCATTCCATCAGGAACATCAGTCAAAATGAAAAATGCATCTGAATCAGATAGACGACGCATTACATGATATCCTTTAGGTAAATAACCACCTGATCGGATAGCATTGATATCATTGTCTGCTGTTCCAGTCCTTAACTGAGATTCTAAAAGTCTCTCAGCTGTAAAGGTATATGCAGTTGGAATAACAAGAGTTGTACCTTGTGCAGCAACTCTTAGACCTCTATCATCCTTCATGTCTGCTATTTGTATTAGCATAGACTCTAATGAAGTTTCAGAAAGATCTGCAGCTGTTGCCAAAGTATTACTTTGATTTCCACTTCTTGTTGGGTGTGATGTGCTTAACAAAGCAACTCCATCACCACCAGCATAAGTACCAGCAGTTGTCGCATTATTCAAAATATCTGCAGCTTTTAGCTCTTTGGTCGCAGCCATTGAGCGTGCAAGTGCTTTAGTATATCTTGAAGCAATTGACCCATACTGACCATCTTCTTCTGCTTCCTCAGTAATTGAGAACGCTAAAGCGATAGTTTCATGCTGATAGCGTGCAGTCCATTGTTGACTCGCACTATCATAAGATATTGCTGCACCTTCAGCTTTTGTTGGTGCATTTCCGAAGCCTTCCAATAACACATCTTCTTCAAAAGCTTTACTTGAAGTATTTGAAGAAAATACTGCTGTGTATTCAGGAGGATAGCTATCATACTCAAGACCGAAAAGAGTATTCAATCCTGGTTCGAGCATTTTAGCAAATTGTGCTCTATTCATTGCCATTATTCATGCCCTCCTATATACCAGCAGTTGCTTTTAGAAGATGCTCATTAATAAGCACCTCTAAGACAGCATACTGCGCCATTGAATTATCAGGTGTATCATGTAAAGCTAATATTTTACATGTAGCTGTACCATTACTCATAGTACCATTTAAACTAAAACCTGAACGACCAGTTGTTGTAGATCCTGCTCCTGCAACAACATCAGCACACTCGCCAATGCTTGCTTGAGTTGGAGTACCAGCTGATTGTATTTTATAGACGATATAAGGATCATCATAAACATAAGCGATTATCTCTGTAGCTGTTGTGCCACTTGGCCAATACTCGCTATAGACATAAGAACCATCTGATGCAGTATAACTCACTCCTGCAAATACACCAATGTTGTTTGTTTCTGTAGCAGTATGAGGTGTAATTACACCATCTGCTGTAAGAATGCAAAGATCACCTGTAAAGATGTTCTCTGCCAAACCACTTGTAATTGTGTATTTATTTGCACGAGGAGCATTACCACTCATATGGCGGATTGGGACCAGCCCAAAGGCTGCATTTACATTAGCCATTTTTTGCTCCTACAAAATTAAGTTTCATTTATCATCCATGATAGATAAATCTCTACCACGACTCGAAGTAGACTCCCTAGTTTGATAAATAGGTTGTCCTGTTTTTCGTCCTAACGCATCAAGGTCTGTAGCAACTGCTTCATTTTGCTCTGAGTTTCTTTGATTGTAATATGCCTTCATAGACCTATGGGTTTCTTCTGGCATTTCGCAAAGCAACATTCCTTCAATTCCTATACAGCCTTTCCACTCACCGTGATTGATAGTTGGGTATCGCTTATCTTTCACTGAGTCAGCAGAGCGTGGATTCCAGCCTTCACGCATACGTTTGTATACATTATCTGGAGTTTCTTTACCCTGAATCGAGGTAGTTATCCATCGTTGAACATATCCTGGACGACATTCTGGAGCATCCAACAATGACGGAGGTTTCCATGAAACAGCAGGCTTTTGCTGTCTTATAGAATCTCTTATTTCGTTTGCACGCACATTTCTTTTCTCAACCATAACTAGTTCCTCTCTTGTTTTCTGATTTCAGCTTCATATTTTTTAAGACTACTTTCATCTGTTATTCCAAGTTCTCTAGCCATTCTCAATTGATCTTGAGACATACGCACTCTATTGCCCTTGTATTTTTGAGGTGCGCCAGTAGTTGGAGCGACAGGTGGTCTACTTTTCACCTTCGGTTTACTCGGACTTGCAGATGAGTTTAACTCGGGAAAGACAGAAAGTAAACGAGAATTTAAATTTTCGTAATATTCGTCTGAATTTTTATCATATCCCTCTACATCAAGTTGAACATCTATTGCTCTTGCAGCAGCAGTTTCTCGTTCAAATCCTGGTGAATTAAACCAATTATTTTTCTGCCACCAATCAATAGCTTTAGGTGGTGCAGGATTTTGAACAGTTTGTTGTGCTTTGCCTACTGTTGGAGAAGTATTCTGTTGTGCTTTTTGTTGTCTTTGAATTTCAGCAATTCTTATTGTTGCTCTCATATCAGCTAATTGTTCTTGAAAATTAATTTGAGCTTCAGTATCACCTTCTTCAACTGCTTTTTTAAGTGCAAGTCTAGTTTGATTGTATCTTGCTTTAAATTGATCTGCTGCACTTTTTTCTGAACCTTGTTCAAGACGAGACAATCTAGCATTAAGTTGATTGTTCTGCTCTTGCATTTCTTTAGCTTGTAATTCTGCAGCTCTTCTTTGCTCAACTAATTTAGCAATCCTTTTTTGCACTTTTTGACCATACTCAGGATCTTCTTGAGGTTTCTGATCTTCTTTAACTTTTTTCTCTTCAGCGACATCTTTCGCTTCTTCAACAGGATCATCAGTTATTTCTATTTGGAAATCTTCTGGTTCACCTTTAGCTTTTTTAATTTCAGCTTCTATTTCTTTTTCTACTTCTTCTTTTTCCATGGTACGACTCCAAGTTTACGTTACATAAGCCATGATATCAGTTCCCTCTTGCAAAATAGATGTGATTTCATCATCATTAAGCAATAAAAACTTAACACCATTAACTGTTATTTTTTGACCAGCATATTTTCCATATGTAACTCTGTCTCCTACTCTAGGAATAGCATTAGTTTTCCAAGAAATACCTGTGTCACGATCACGATAAGCTAAATCACCCATTGCAGCAACTTTTCCAGAAGCAATCAAATAATCTTCATTGTCTTTAGATTGTGCAGTTAAAATTAAACCACCTTCTGTTTTTGTTTTTGCTTGATTAGGTTTTATTAGAACTTTCCAGTTTAAAGGCACTGGCAAAAGATCAGAAGTTATCGTGGCTTCTGTATCTTCATCCTTATATTCATGTTGATGAGACATGTTATTCATCCTCTTCATTTAATTTTTTTAATGTTTCATCGATAATCTCAATGGATTGTTGTAATCCTTCAGCGACACCGACGTGTTTATGATACGATTGAAGGTCAGCCATTCGACCTTCAACCATACTCATTCCGATTTCAGTCTTTCTTTGCTTCAGGTTTGCTTTTATTTTCTGGAGCAGATCTGTTACTGTCATTTTTTACACCTCCTGACATAGATACGCCAGTTACATGTATAACAACATCTTTTTCCGACATTTAATATCCTTTCTTTTTACCTTTAGTCATTTTTTTCTTTTTAGCCATCATTTTCTTTTTACCTTTGGCCATTTTCTTTTTACCATGCATCATTTTAGAATCACCTCCTTTTAATAATTTACTAAATTGACTTCTATTCATCTGTTTGTTCTCCTGTTATAAATGGTAAAGCACCGAAAACAGACAAAAGCTTCAATAAATCTTTAGAACTTCCTATTTTTTTGCCACCTTCATCACCTTTTTGCATTGGACTTACTTCAGAATATAAATCGACTGGCTCACCAATTTTGCTTAAAGATGGTGTTTTAGAATCAAAAAATGGAGCAATCCTTACTAATGATTCCGATCCTAGTTCTTCTAAAGCTCTATTTCTATGTCTACCATCATGAGCAATAACTTGTGCTATTCTATCAGTTGGCATTGTATATTGTAAATAAGGAATATTTCCTATTGTATTACTTAAAGGAACATTAAATCTTATGTCATCTATGTATTGATCAACAGTTTCTCTAACCATATCTGCTGTAATTGGATTATTTATATCTATCGTTGCAGCTAATTTTCTAAATATTTCAGGATCCATTATTGCTAAATCAGAATCTCCTTTTTGAGCTTCTCTTAAAACTTCAAATAATGCCTCAGGTGAATACATTCTAAAAGCTTCGGGATATTGTTCTGATAAATTTTTTAATTTATCACCAGTTTGCTCAGCAAGAGATTCTAAAGGTTGTGATCCTTTTTCATAACCTAATTTACTGGCCAAAGATTGTAACCATCTAACTGCCTCACCACCAAGTTGTAAAATTGCTTTACTTTTCGCTGACATTAATTTTACTTCCTAAATTTTTGAAAAAACTTTTAACTGGTGGTGATACTAATTTCATAAAAGGCAAAGTTTCTAATGCAGAAAAACCACCAGTCAAAGCACTTTCTACATAATCGCCTTTGTCAAATGCTCTTTTTGCTTCTTGTATAGCAAAAGGTATCTGAAGGGGAGTAAAATCTAAAACACCTATTGATTCTGAAATATTTTGTGCTGTTGGATTTCCTAATAATTGACGAGCTGTCTTGTAAGAAGAGTATTGATCAAAACCAATATTTTGCAAAGCACCTGCAACTTTATCTATAGATTGTTCTCTTAAAGGTCTGTCTTTTCCTAAGTTAGGATCTTCCATTAAACTTGACCTCCAGACAGCTCTCTTGCTAATATTTTTAAAGTCTCATTAAAACTTTTGTCAAGTTCTTTTGCTGCTTTGGCAAATTTACGAGGGGACACTTCGTCGGAATCTATTCCTCTGCGTTTTAAAAAACTTTTGGCAGCTCTTATCTCTGCTGCTGCGACTCTTTTAATTGCTGCTTTCGCCATTACCACTTAACCTTATCTGCCCAATAAGCACCAGACATTTTACCTCTTTTTATATTTTTTGCATGTCTTGCCTTAAATGATTTTCTTTTAGCTTTCATCCTGCTGGATTCTCCTTTTTTCGGTTTACCTGCAGTTCCTTTTAAAGATCCTACTTTTTTTCCTTGTTGACCAAATCTTATTGTTTTTATTTTGTCGCCTTCTTTAGCAACAACAATATGAGATTTTGTAGGATGATTAGGTGTTCTTTTAGGTTTGTTATAACCAGATACACCTGCTCTTTCTAATCTAGAATCTTTCGCCATTATTTTTTATGAACCTTTTGGATTTCAAAACTAGCTTTTTTACTTGCTCCTTTGTGTGGTTTATAACCACCAACAGGATTTTTCATTAATTTAAATCCATTACCAGACTTCATCCAATGAAATCCTTTAGGTGCTTCAACTGCTTTTTTTGCCACTTTTCTTTTTCCCTTTTATTAAATCAGAATCTGCTTTTCTTGCACCACCTTTTCCTGTGACAAAGGATTTCACTCTACCCATTGCCCATTGATGAGCTGATGTTTTTGGTCTGCTTCCAGAAGAATAATAAGCTCCTAATCCTCTTTTGTAAACCTGATCAAGTTTAGATTTAGAGTATCTTCCAGCTCCAGGAATTGAAGAATATTTTCCTTTTGGTTTTTTCTTTTTCTCTGCCATTAACTTTTGCTCCTTTTTTTACTGATTCTATCCATCATAGCAGGAGTTAATTTACCAGCTTTATAAAGTTTTGCTGTTCTTTTTATTTCTTTTTCTCTTGCTTTAGGATTTTTTGCACCTTGCAGGTATTTTTTAGGAACACCTTTTTTGGTTTTAGCAACTTTTTTAAACTTTCTTGGCACTTTTCCTCGCATTTTTAAAGTCAGATTTTTTAGGAGCACCTTTTGTTCCTGGTTTACGCATTCTCTCACCAGATCCAGCTTTTATTCGCTTTTTCTTAGCATTTATGTTGGCATATAGTCCTTTTCTACCAGCCATTATGTTTTCCTTTTTTTATTCTTTTTCAGTTTTTTAAAATCAGCACCAGTTATCTTTGTTCTAGGCTTTGCGACTCTTGCCAACTTCTTTTGTTTAGGTGAGTATTTGCTAAATGGCATATTATCCTCCTAACAATTCATTCATCATATGATGAACATCGTCACCTGAGCCAACTTTCATGACTTTTATTTTAACACCATCCTCATGCTCTTCTTCGACTGTCTCTTCTTCCTCTTCACCAACGCCATATTGCATTTGATGGCATAATAATAAAAAGTTTACAAGTTGTTCGTCGGTCATTTCTAAACCTTCGTGGTCATGTGCAAAACCCATTTTTTCAACAAAAAGATCTGCATTTTCTTCCATATTTTCTACATTAACTTCAGCCATTTTACTCTCCTTTCATTCTTCGCATTGGGTTTGGCAAACTGCCATATTGTCTTGAAGCCTTTATCATCTCCATCACTCCTTGATCAACTGCTGGAGTCATCATATTTTCAATTTCATCTGGCGATAAAGCAGAACCAGATTCCATTCTAGCTGTTTCGATTGGTGCAGCAGCACCAGTTTGCATTTTCATCATTTCATTTGGAGACATAACAGCACCAGTATCTCTCATATTTTCTGTTGGTTGCATAGATGTTCCCATTATCATCTCTCTAATTTTTTCATAATATTCAGGTGTTAATTTTTCTCCTGTTCTTTGTTCTATTAATTTAATTATAGAACTCATAATATCTTGTTCCTCTGAAGTAATAGCAGAACCAGATTCATTTCTTAAAAGTTTATTCATCATGTCCATTTTATCATTATTTGGCATTTTATTATTCCTCGCTGGTTGTTTCATCTTCGTTTACAACTACTCTGGGCATTGTAACTGGATTGTTTTCTTCATCATAAACAACATTGCCATCTTCGTCAAGTCTAGTAAGTTGCATGTTTTCTAAAAATTTAGGATCTACTGGACTACCATCTTCAAAGAAATATAATTTTTCTACTGGATCATAAGTTAAATTTAAATCAATAGTTTGTTGTGGTCTATACCCGAATCTTTGGAATATATAATTAGTTGCATATGGTCCAAGACCACCACCTTTAAAAGCTCTGACTGTAAATGGGTCTGTTGCTTCTGGTGTTTCAGGATCTGCATCTGGATCTTCGTCAGGATCTGTACCTTCATCATCACCAGAAATAGATGCCACTTGTGAACTTGAATCAGTATCAAAAGGATCTACTTCAAATGAAGGATCTATTCCTGTTGTTGGATCATTGTCATCTAATCCTTGCAATTGACTTAAAACTTCGTTTAAACCTTCTTGACCTGTTAAAGTAGGATATAACTCATCAATACTAGTGAAACCATTAATTATATTTTGGAAATTTGGATCTGCTTGTACACCACCTGCTAATGCTGTGAAAAAATTACCATCTTTAATCATTTGCAATGTGTCTCTTTGTTGAGATTTTAAAAAAGGATCTAAACCTTGTGACTCTGCCTGATTAAAAAATGGTTCTAAATTAAAACGATTAGATGGTGGACTTGATAAAATAAAATCACCTAAACCCAGAGCCTTACCAATATTGTATGGTGTGTTAGTTCCGATTGATTCTAAAAAACTGTCTGTCGCAGGTGGCATCGTTTTACCAGAAGCTGAAGGTGGTCCTTTACTAGTATATGTAACACCATCTCTAACATCTCCAGAAGCTACATATCCTTCAAATGTTTTATCTAATTGAAGATCACTATCAGTAGTTCTTCCTATATTTGTTGATCCGACTGGTATGCTTGTGCCAGTATTATCTGGTGTATAATATGTTCTGTTATTATATTCATAAAATAAACCACCACCACCTTTTTCATATCCTGGTTCTCTATTTGCTTCTGCTGTAAGCTGTGCAGATCTTTCTGGAGTGTTGCGACCACCAAAAGCATATTTTGTTGGATCTATATCAACACCAAAAGTATTGTCATTCCTATTTCTTCCTATGGCTTTTACTAATTGTAAATCATCAAATTGTAAGTCAGGAGGTGGTGCAATATTATTTGCAAATTCATTTTCTGAATAATTATAATCGTAAATTTTACCAGTTGATGGATCTTTTAAATATAATCTTTCCACCTGACCACCAACAAGATTTTCTAAACTGTAATCACTACCATATAAAGTTGTAGGTGTTGGTTGTGGACTTCCATCTTCACCTAAATCTTGAGCAACTGGTAAATTTGCTGTTGCAGCAACATTATTAGCAGGAAGAACATCTTCTTCAAAAGTAGTATTTAAAGGACTTAATTGAACACCATCATCTAAATTACTTAATGCACCTGTATCAGTTCCCATGTCTAATGGATCAGCAATTCTAAATGTGTCAGGTCCAGCTCCAGAACTAATGTTCATAGCAGAAGCTAATTCATCTTCTTTACCATATCCTGCGATTTCTGCTAATTGTCTAAAATCTTCAAATTGATAATTAGGATCAGAAAAAGTATATGATCTAAATGAATCTATATCAGAGTAATCTCCTGAAGTTCCTCTAGTTGTTGGTGCAAGAGATGAAATGTAAGCTCTGGCTTGTTCTGGTGTCATAGAATCGATGTTAGGTATAGCCATTATCTTCTCCCTGTTTGTTGAAGAAATGCAAGTAAATTACCTAAAGCACCAAAGTTTCTATCTTTAGCTTGCTTGTCTTGCATCATTTTTTGCATCATCATCTGTTGCATTCTAGGATCTGCTCCTTGTTGCATAGGTGGTTGAATACCTCCAAATTGACTTGGGTCAACTGGTCTTAAAGCTAATACATCACTTATTCGCATTTTTCATAGCTTCCATTTGTATCTTTGCTGCTGTCTTTTCTCTTTCTAATTTTAGATCAGCTTCTAACTTTGCAATTTTAGCTTGAAGATCTGCTTGTGCTTTGGCTGCATCGATTTGCATATCTTGTCTTGCTTCAGCTTGTTTAATTTTGATATCTGATGCAGCTTTTGCTTGATCTGCTTGTATTTCAGATTGTGTTCTGGCTTTAAGTGCTTGAGCTTCGAGTTGTGCAAGTTGTTGGGCATATTGTAAAGGATTTTGTTGCTGTTGTCTTTGTTGGGCATCTCTAAATGCTGTTATTTGTTGCATTTGAGGTGCTTGTTGTACAACTTGTGCTGCTCTCTGGCTAATTAAGTTGTCAAGTTCTGGATTAATATCTTTGCCTTTGTATTTAGGATCTTTGAAATCTGGCAGTTCTGGCATCGGAATGCCAATACTAGCTTCCATTCTTGTACGATACAACAACGCAACATGCTCTGCGATATGTGCCATAATTAATGGTGTTGCACCTTTCATTGCAGGATTACCTCCTAATGATGGATCTTGTAAAAACTGCACATGAACAGCAATATGAGAATCATGATCTTGTTCTATAAATGCTTTTATTGGTTTGCCATATAATACCGACATATTTTCATCTATCGGATCCATTCTGTTAGCTTCTTGTGGTGTTTTTAATATTTCATCAATGTTAGGAATTCTTATAGCTTCATACATTCTTTTATAGGCTTCATATAAATCATGCAACTGAGGTGCTGATCTTGCCATCTGTAGAATAGATTGTGCCTGAGCAATACGTTGCGTGCTAGAAAAGATGTTTGGATCACTAACTGGGACAATGTCAACTCTTTCATTAAAATCAGCTGCGAATATTTGAGAGCTGGCACCTGCCAAAGCAAACGTAAAGCTTTCTTCTAAATTTTCAGCATTCAATTTGGCAATTAATTTAAATTCTTGACCTTGTGAATAATGTAATCTTTTATGAATTGCAGAAAACGCTTTTGAGCCTTGTTCAATCAAGGCAACTGTAGAGCCGACTGGTGCATTCGGATTAACGTCACCAACATTTAAATCAGCAGTATTCGCAAATCTTTTACCTGCATCAACAATAAATCCTAATAAATTAAACAAAGAGCCACTAGGTTCTTTAAATGGCAAAGGCATAATAGCTTTATTAACATCGTCAACTGTCGCATCTAAATCAACAAACTCTCCAGGATTGACTTGCATCTCGCCACCAGAGACTCTTCCTCTTAATTTAAATCCACCTTGCATATTGCTAAATGCAGCAGAATCTAACAATGCTCTTAATGAACCAGTTGCAGCTTTGCCTAATCCACCGATAACATGGTAAAGACCGAAACCATAAAATCCTAATCCTGGAAGAAACTTATAGCTGACAAACCATTCTCTTTTAAGTTTCTTTTCATCTGCTTCATTCCAGTTTCTGCGAATGCTAACGACATTCTGATTATCATAATCAATCGTCACGACATATGGCAAACCGACTTCTGATTCTTCATCATCGAAATATTCGTAAAGATGCATTTCTAATAAAGTAATTACTTTATCTTCAGAATCTTCCATGTATTGATCTACACCTTCTATCTGACCAACAACATCACCTGATGGATCCATATCACCACCTTTGTCAGATGTCGGTAAATAATAGCCAGCTTCAACATATCTCTCATAATCATTTTTCGGCATGCGAATGACATGAGTATATCTAATTGATGTATGTAAGTCTTTACTCTCTGGCGAGACAACAAAGTCTTCTGCTTTTACAAACTGGGAACATTGTCTTCCCAAATTAACATCCCACCAAACTTTTTTAAATGTATGACCAACAAGTGGCAGATGAAATAACATTTGATCAAGTTCAGGAAAATATTCTGGCATTTCCTGAGTAATCTGATAATTCATAAAATCTTTTACTCTGCGAGCTTGATCCTCTGATTCTTCATTTGGCTCACCAATAATGACAGTTTTCACTGGTCCACCTGAAGGATACAATTCAGCAATAGCTCTAGCATTAAATTGAGTTGCAGCTTCTGCTATTAAAGGATGAACAACAACACTTAAACCTCTGCTTGCTCTTTCATCTTCACCTTCATCAAGACCACCATCAGGATCTAATGTTTCTAAACCTTGTTTGTATTTTTCTTCCCATTCTGATCTGGCTTCTCTGTCTATTTCATAATAATTAACAAGTTCAGATGCTTTTTTAAGCAACTCACTTTCTTCCATATCTTCAGCTAAATTTTTGTCAAATGAACTTTCTTCATTTTCCAATTTGTTATCAAGTTCAGGATCACCTATCAATACATCATCGCCATCTGATTCTACTTGCAAATCATCTGGTGGCGATCCTTCGGCAAAAGGTATTTCAACCATACATTGTCACCTTTCTTTTAGTTTCATGATCTTCTTCATAATCGTCTTGCGAGTGTGTTACAAAGAATCCTTTTCGCAATCTTAACCATGCTTGCGTACATGTATCAACTATATCATCATTATCACCTGCTGGGAATGCTGCACAGATGTCAATTAAATCTTTACTCCATTTTTTGTCATAAGGAAAGTAAATTCTTCCATCTTCTAATAAAGCAGATGATGCATGAGCACGAGCTTCTTTGTCTCTGTCAGGCATATACTCGATAACTGGGATGCCAGAAATACGCAAATCTTGTAGTAAACTTTGGCCAGAAGCTTTCTTTTCTATTAATACAGCATCAGGTTCATAATCTTCATATGCTTCTTTTGCAAGCCTTCTTAATTCTGGATATGTCACTCTGTCATACCACATTTCTAAAACCAACAAATTGACTTGACCATTATGTCTAAAAGCTCCCCAAGTTGTCCTAGCTGAATACGAAGTTTTTTCTTTCGTACTAAAAGCTGTATCATAAGATTGTAATACATATTCGATCTCTGGTAAATAATTTTTTTCCCATGGCACCCACCATTCTGCTTTTAAAATACCACCACCTTTGGGCATTGGTCTTTGTTGCAGCTGACCTGCGGAAGCGTATGACCCCAAGCTCTTTTCCAAATTCTGTAAAGTTTTCTCGTCAATCCTCTCTGGCCACAGCAACTCACCTTCTTTTGTTCTTGGGTCGGTGAAGTACAATTTTGACTTGGTTGGTGACGGATGCCCGATTTCATATCGAGCAGGTAAGCATAAATGATCCCATTCATCGTTTTCGTTCGCTAATATGTGTCCTGTTAAATCGTTTTCATGAACTCTTTGCATTATAATTATAAAAGCACCTGTCTTCGGATCATTAAGTCTGGTTTGCATGGCTTGATCCCACCAATCAAGAACTCCTTCCCTGACAGTTGACGATTCAGCTTCTCTTACATTGTGCGGATCGTCAATAACAATAATGTCACCACCTTCACCAGTTAATGCACCATCGACAGATGTTGCTATTCTATACCCAGTTTTATTATTCTCAAAGCGTTGTTTTTGATTTTGATCAGTTGTCAGCTCAAAAGAATCACCAAAATATTCTTTATACCATCTACTGTCAATTAATCTTCTACACTTTACAGAGTCACGAATTGACAAAGATCCTGCATAAGATGCAAATAAGAAACGCTTCTCTGGGCATTTAGACCAAGTCCAAGCTGGTAAGGCAACAGCAACAGAAATAGATTTCATATGTCTAGGAGGAATATTAATAATTAATCTTTTAATATCTCCTTCAACGACAGCTTGCAGATGTTCAGAAATTGCATCTATATGCCAGTTGTCATGAAAATCTCTTCCAGGTTCAATCGTCTGCCAACTGTTCTTGATAAACTCCTTGAAGGATCTCTTCATCTTCTCCGATTTGATCTCCTTCAACGACAGCGTGTTCAAGAACTCGTTCAATTGTGTTGAGGTCATTGTCTGTCAATCTACTTATGTCTAAAACTTTTTTCTCTTCTATCTGTGCTTTTACTTCAACTGCCTTTAAATCAGGCACACATTTGCCCAATAAAGTTTTCGCAGCCATCACTCTTAACTCAGGATCTGCTCCAATTTTTCCGACATTTTGAACTGTGCCATCATCACTTTGCGAATAAACAGGAAACATTTCTTTGCCATGCATAACTGATGCAAGAA